CATTATTCGGTTTGGAGTACGCAACTTACGGACAACAACACAAAGAGATTTATGAAACAGAAACCTCTGAGCGTTCGTTCGAAGAAGAAACAAAACTGTCTGGATTCTCAGCCGCTCCGGTTAAGAATGAAGGTTCTGCCATTGCTTATGACAATGCGCAAGAAGCTTGGACAGCTCGCTACAACCACGAAACTATCGCCCTTGGCTTTAGCTTGACTGAAGAAGCAATCGAAGATAACCTCTACGATTCTTTATCAGCTCGCTATACTAAAGGTCTAGCTCGTGCTATGGCTTACACTAAACAAGTGAAAGCTGCTGCTGTTATTAACAACGGCTTCTCCGCAGCTTATGCTGGTGGCGATGGCGTTGCTTTATTCAGCACTGCTCACCCACTAGTTAGTGGAGCATTTAACAGCAACACTCCATCTGTTCCTGCTGACTTGAATGAGACTTCGTTGGAAAACGCAGTTATTCAAATCGCCGCTTGGACTGATGAGCGTAGTTTGTTAATTGCAGCTAAGCCTCGTAAATTGGTTGTTCCTCCTGCACTACAGTTCGTTGCTACTCGTTTGTTAGAGACTGAACTCCGTGTTGGTACAACTGATAACGACATCAATGCGTTAAAGAACAACGGTTCTATTCCAGAAGGCTACACAGTTAACAACTTCCTAACCGATTCAAACGGTTGGTATTTGTGTACTGATGTACCTAACGGCATGAAGCACTTTGTTCGTACACCACTATCCAACTCTATGGATGGCGATTTCGACACAGGTAACGTACGTTACAAGTCTCGTGAGCGTTATTCATTTGGTTGGTCAGATCCATTAGGCATGTACGGTTCACCCGGAGCTTAATGGTTTTATAAGAACCCCACTCAAAAGGTGGGGTTTTTTATTATTAAAAAACATTTAAAACATTAAAAAACATTTAAAATAGTTGCACAAAGTTTAAAATGTAGTATGATTAATTATCTGGGTAATTCCAGCTTATTAAACTGCACCCAGCAGACGATATACCGATTAGTAAGCTTAACTTGTATATAGGAGAACTCTCATGGGTTTAGCTTCGCATTTAGGTCCTTGGCTATTAGGAACCGTTAAAAATACTACTGGCTCAACAGCTGGAACACTACGCAATATGGGCGCAACTACTGTAGCTCAATCTGTTGCTATTGCTTATACAGACATTACTGCTGGAACATACGCATTTACATTGCCAGCTGGAGCACAAATTCTAGATGCTCAGTTTAATACAACAGTTGCTTATGCAACTACTACCCCTACATACGCTTTGTTTGTAAATGGTACAGCTATTAACACAGCAGCTAACGGTAGCGTATTTACTAACACAGGTATTGTTAACTTATTACTTGGTAATAACAGTGCAGCTGCGGCAGTTCTTTGTTCTAACGTAGGTTCAACTGATGCGGTAATTACATTTACTCAAGCTAACGTAACAGCTACTTCAGGTGCTGGTATCTTAACTATAAGATATATAGTTAAGCAATCAGACGGTACATACGTTCCTACAGCACAACAGGCTTAATTAATCTGGGGGTTCGCCCCCTTTTAACTTTAGGAGATTAATTATGGGTATGCAAACCGATGTACAAGCTGCACACGTTGAAGCAACGGGTACTATGGTAAGTTACGGTACTCGTGTTAAAGGCTATCAGTTTTTAACTGGTGGAACTGCTGGAGACATTATCCTTCGTGATGGTGGCGCTACTGGTATTGTTCGACTGCAATTTAACATTTCTGCAACACCAACAAATCCTTTATCTTTTTTAATTCCCGGTGAAGGAATTTTATTTAGAACAGATGTTCATGTAACTTTGCCAACTGGCGCAAAAATCACGGTGTTTTATGGCTAAGAAAAAAGGTCCGTCTCTGGCTATTGGTAGGGGTGAGAAGCTACCTGTATCTAAAGGGGCGGGCCTTACTGCAAAAGGCAGAGCTAAGTATAATGCGGCTACGGGGTCTAATCTAAAGGCTCCGCAACCACAAGGTGGCGCAAGAAAGAGGTCATTCTGCGCTAGAATGTCAGGGATGCCCGGACCAATGAAAGACGAGAACGGCAAACCAACTAGGAAGGCTGCTAGTCTAAAGAGATGGAAATGCTAAACATGATGGAATTATGGACAAGCGGACTGACTATACTAATAGCAGTAATTGGATACATGATGCACGAAAAGTTTGCAGAGTTAGCCCGTATTAGTATTTTGTTAAACAAAACAAGAGAAGAGGTAGCCCGTGATAACGTCACTAAAGCAGAAGTTGACCGCATTGTTGAACACATTGACGCAAGGTTTAACAAGCTTGAAAACAAAATTGATCAGCTTATTTCGAGATAAAGATGCCACGAGCTAAATACGATCCAACTGCTGATCTCTATGTAACTGGCGATAGAGATATAGAAGAATCGTTGTCTAGTAAAATAGCTAAAAGTGCTATGCCTGAAGACAGTGATGAGGCAAGATATAGAGCAGATTTTCCAAACTTTGCAAAAACACCATTTTCTTTGGGTGGTGGATCTATGCCATCACCGCCACCTGAAAGCGGTATGCCAACACCAAAGGGCGCATTTGCTAGGCTAGGACTTAACAAAAAAACAGATTACGGAGAATTTGGAATAGGTGGATCAGGAGTTCATTTAGAAACTCCTCAAGGTGAAAAAATAACTAAATTTACAGGAACAGATATAAATTACAAAAAAGATGGACTTAGATTAGGGCTTAATAAAGGTGCAGGGGGCCGTTCTAAACCAAATTTAACCGTTGGAATTGGAGGAACTTTTAAAAAAGGTGGCACTGTATCAAGCGCATCTAAAAGAGCTGACGGTTGCGCAATTAAAGGAAAAACAAGAGGACGGATAATATAATGGCTGATATAGAAGAATTTTCAAACGCATTAAAATCTGGCAAAGCAACAGACAAAAAAATGCTGGTTAAACCAAACAAAGATTATGCTTTTGAAATGAATGGTAGAGATATAAACGATGTCCCATTAAAAAAATTAACTCCAACTGATTCAAAAATAAAAACAGGGGTAGAAGGTTTTGATAATATTCCAGTAAATAAAATAAAGTCTATGAAAAAAGGCGGATCTGTATCTAGTGCGTCTAAACGTGCAGACGGATGCTGTATTAAAGGCAAGACCAAAGGGAGAATGGTGTAATGGCTGGCAAAATTCTTGGTAGGTTAAATAAACCAGCAAAAGAAGGGTACGATTACAAGTCTCCTAATCAAACTAATGCTCAAGACTATACAGCAAATTTAAACGAAGATTTTTTAAAATCTGTTAAAGCAGATAATGAACGCATTAAAAAAGGATTAGATGCTGCAGGAGAAAGCCCAGCACAAACAGAATCAAGACGTAACAGTCCACATGGAAACCTGTCGCAAAAAGATGCAGCGGGGCGTGGAATTACTCGACATATGAGTAGGGCTGGTGTTTTAGGAACTGGATTGGGAATTGGGTCGGTAATAGGAAACGAATTAAATAAAAATTATCCAGATTTGGGTAAAAACATTGTAGAAAAATCAGGCATTGGTCCAGCAATTGACAAAGTTGTTAACATGCGTGATAAAGCTGAATTATCTAAAAGTTCTAAAGAACGATTAAAAGAATATGGCGAGGAAGGCCTTAGTCGTGGTCCTCGCATTTCTGAAAATGAATCTACTAAAGAAATGTTAGATTCGTTTGGTAGATCAGGTATGAAAAAAGGTGGCGTTGTTCGATCAAAAGCATCAAAACGTGCGGATGGTATAGCAAGAAAAGGTTTTACTCGTGCCTAGTAAATCAAAAAAGCAACATAATTTTATGGAAGCAATAGCTCATAATAAAGCTTTTGCTAAGAAGGTAGGTGTCCCACAGTCTGTGGGGCGTGAATTTTCAAACGCCGACAAAGGCAAAACTTTTAAAAAAGGTGGTGATACTATGGCTTCAAAAATGGATCCTAAAATGATGGCAGCATTAATGGCAGCTAAAAGACCAGCAATGCCTAAAAGAGCTTCAATGCCACAAATGCCAATGCGTGGTCGTATGGGTATGGATAATCAAACTGGTCAAGCTGGAATGCCTCAACCCGGAACGCCTGCAATGCCAATGAAAAAAGGTGGAATGGCTCATTCTGAAAAGAGTGAAATGAAATCCGATATGGCTCAAGATAAAGCTATGATTAAAAAAGCTATTCGACAGCATGATGAGCAAGAGCACAAAGGCGGTAAAGGTACTAAGCTTAAACTAGCCAAAGGTGGATCTTTCCGTTCAGCCGCTAACGGTGTTGCAAAAAAAGGTTTAACTAAAGGTACAATGGTAAGAATGAACAAGGGCGGAGCTTGTTAACATGGCTAACATACGCAAACCAACTTACAAAGAAGTAGAAAAACTAGATAGATCCCGTGAATTAATGCAAAGCGGTATTGAAGGGGAAAAAGACTTTCTATCTAAAATATCTACAACAATGGCTAAATCTGCCCGTGATGAAATTCGTACTGGTAAAAAAATGAGGGAATCAGTTCCAGAGCCAGTTCGTGAATATGAAGCTTACCAAGGTGCGGGATATAAAAAAGGTGGTAGTGTTGGTAGTGCATCTAAACGTGCTGATGGTTGCGCTATTCGTGGCAAGACTAAAGGAACAATTGTAATGTGTGGTGGAGGTATGTACAAAAAATGAGGCCATCTCGTGGAATGGGTGCAATAAGCCCATCTAAAATGCCCGGCGGTAAAAAGAAAGCTCGTAGAGATAATACGGACTTTACTCAATTTGCCGAGGGTGGTAAAGTCGGTTTATATGATAATATCAATGCAAAGCGTAAAAGAATTGCTGCTGGTTCTGGGGAGAAAATGCGGAAAGTCGGAGCCAAAGGTGCCCCCTCCGCAATGGATTTCATCAATTCAGCAAAGACGGCTAAAAAGAGGAAGTAATGACAACTTCAGGAATCACAACATTTAATCTAGACCTTAACAACCTTGTTGAAGAGGCTTTTGAGCGTTGCGGTTCTCAGTTGCGTAGCGGTTATGACTTGCGCACTGCCCGTAGATCTTTAAACTTATTAAGTATTGAATGGGCTAACCGTGGTATTAATCTATGGACTATTGAGCAAGGACAGATAAACCTTGTTACAGGACAGGCGTTATACGCTATACCAAACAATACAATAGACCTATTAGATATGGTTATCCGTCAGAATAACGGATCAGCAAGCAATCAGGTTGACATAAACATTAGCCGTATATCTGAGTCTACTTACTCTACTATTCCTAATAAACTAACTACGGGTAGACCAATTCAAGTATGGATTAACCGTCAAACTGCAATGACTAATGCTGTAGCATCTACTGTGTTAGCAAACAATAGTGGAACGGTAACTGCAACAGCTACTTCAATTAATGTTTCATCAAGCGCTAATTTACCAAGTGCCGGATTTGTATTAATAGGCACAGAGGTTATTAGTTATCCAAACATAGTAGGTAATACCCTAACTAACTGTGCTCGTGGGCAGAACGGAACGACTGCTACTACTCATGCTGATGGCGCATCTGTAACTATTCAGAATTTGCCATGTATAAATGTTTGGCCTACACCTGATGCTGGCGGAGCACCATATACTTTTGTTTACTGGCGTATGCGTAGAATACAAGATGCCGGCAATGGTACAACAGAACAGGATATTCCGTTTAGATTATTACCTTGCATGGTAGCTGGACTAGCGTTTTATATGGCGCAGAAACTACCAGAAGGACAAGCACGGATAGGATTTTTAAAGCAAGAGTACGAAGAACAATGGTTACTGGCATCTACAGAAGATAGGGATAAAGCGCCTTCTAGATTTGTGCCAAGGACTTTATTCTATGCCTAATAAGTTTAGTAGTGGCAAGTTTGCAATTGCCGAATGTGATAGATGTGGTCAGCGGTTTAAGTTAAAAGAACTTAGAAAGCTGGTCATTAAGCAGCAAATGAAGAATATTAAAGTTTGTAATGAGTGTTGGGAGCCTGATCAACCGCAGTTATCTTTAGGTATGTACCCTGTAGATGATCCGCAAGCGGTAAGAGAGCCAAGACCTGATACAAGTTACTTAGCTTCTGGTGTAAGCGGTTTACAGATTCAAAACGGTACTAATAATACTATAGATGAAAATGGATACCAAGAAGGCGGTAGTAGAGTATTTGAATGGGGATGGGCACCTGTTGGTGGATCTAGAAGTTTTGATAGAGTTTTAACACCCAATGCATTGGTTGCAACGGGAACTGTAAATAGTGTAACAATCTCGACAACTTAGGAGTGTAAAATGGGATATAGAAAATCAGCCGATGGAGTAGCAAAAAAAGGTAAAACTGAAGGTACAAATTTAGGAAATTCTGGACCAACATCTAAAACACAAAATGGCCCAATAAAAAATGGCGTAGGAAAAACTAATGCTAATATGAAATCAATGGGACGTAATTTAGCTAAATTAGCTGCACAAAGGGGAAGATAATGGCAAAGTTTTCAAAAAAAATGATGGGTAAAGAAGTTGGTGATGCTAGTGTCTATGCAGAGCCACATACTATGTCTGGTAAAAAACTCTCTATGAAAACCAATAGTGGTACTGGTGCGCAGTTAATGGACAAAATGAATATTGCAGTTGGTGGAATTAGCAAAGGAAGTTATACTCCAGAGAACCCTAACGGTGCTATTAAAATTCGTGGTACAGGCGCTGCAACTAAAGGTTTAATGGCTAGAGGGCCAATGGCTTAATGAATTACACTGAATTAAAAGCCGCTATAGAGGCATACGCTGAAAACTACGATACTGGAACAGGTGGTTTCGTAGAAAATATTCCTGTGTTTGTACAACAGGCAGAACAGCGTATTTATAATACAGTTCAGTTACCTTCGTTACGAAAAAATGTATTGGGTAATTTAACTGTTAATAATAAATATTTGTCAGCACCTACTGATTATTTGGCTACTTATTCTTTAGCTGTTATTGAAAATGCTGGGACAGCTACAGAAACATACACGTTTTTATTAAATAAAGATGTAAACTTTATTCGTGAAGCGTATCCAACACCAGCAGATACGGGTTTACCCGCATACTATGCATTATTTGGACCACAATTTTCTTCTCCAAACGAGTTAAGTTTTATTATAGGGCCTACTCCAAACAGCAACTACACAGTAGAATTACATTATTTCTACTATCCACAATCTATTGTTACCGCTGGCACTACTTGGCTTGGTGATAACTTTGATACTGTTCTTCTATATGGCTCACTGCTAGAGGCAGCGGCGTATATGAAATCAGATGCAGAACTTATTAATTTTTATAAAGATCGTTATACAGAATCATTAGCTCTCTTAACTAGATTAGGTAACGGACTTGAGCGTGGTGATGCATATCGTGATGGTCAGACTAAACTGAACACAAACCTTAAAGGTAATGTTGTAGCATGACCATAATCCAAGGACAAACTACAAGGTTTAAGACCGATGCGCTTAGTGGATTGGTTAATTTTGCTGTTGGAACTTCTTATACTTACAAAATTGCTTTGTATAATGCAAACGCTGAGTTAAATAATTCAACGGCGGTATATACAACTTTAAATGAAATTACAGGTACAGGATACACAGCTGGCGGAAAAGATTTAGTTATATCAACAAGGCCTACTGGAGATATATCAAATAATGTGGCTTACATATCATTTGACCCAGTAACTTGGACGGGGGCATCCTTTACTTGTAGGGGTGCATTGATTTACAATAGTACAACAACCGCAACAGTAGCAGTTTTAAACTTTGGGTCAGATAAAACAACAACGGGTACGTTTACGATTACTTTCCCAACACCTAGTTCGACAACCGCAGTAATAACAATCTCTTAGGAGTAAATATGCACAAAGAAATTCAAGGTTTTGGCGATAACGCTATAGCCACATTACAAGCTAACGCTGTTATTCCTGAAGGAATGGGCGTTGATGGTCAATATATTGTTGAGTGTCGTGATGCTTCTGGCAATCTAAAGTGGGAAGAAAATTTTCCTAACTTAGTTGTAGCCGTAGGTAAAGAGTTAATGCTCAATACACTACTCAGAACATCTGGTACATACACTACAGTTGGACCGTTTTTAGGTCTAATTAATAACAGCACAACATTTGCTGCCGCAGATACAATGACTTCTAAAACATGGACTGAGCTAACAACTTATACAGTTGGTGGTTCAGCAGTTCGTGGAACAGCCGTATTTGCTGCTGCAAGTTCATCTGGTCTAACTCCATCAAACGTCACAACATCAACTGCAACTGCAATTACCTACACAATGACAGGTTCAGCTACAGTTTATGGATGTTTCTTGGTTACAGGTACAGGCGCTGTTAGTACAATCTCAAGCACGGCTGGAGTTTTATATTCTGAAGGAAACTTTAGTACAGCAAAAACCGTGACTTCAGGTGATACTGTTACTGTTACATATAGTACAACTGCTACAAGTTAAGGAGTCCTAAATGGCTCTCGTAGTTTATGACCGGGTTCAACAGACTGGGACTGCAAACACAACTGTTAGTTTTACACTAACTGGGAATGTAGACGGATTCCAGTCTTTTACGGTTGTTGGTAATACCAACACCACTTACTATGCTGCTACCGATTCTTCTGGAAATTGGGAAGTAGGTCTTGGCACATATTCAACTACAGGCCCTACTTTAACTCGTACAACGGTTTATTCTTCCTCAAACTCTAACGCTGCGGTTACATTTGTAGGTACTTGTAACATATTTGTTACTTACCCAGCTGGTAAATCTGTTAACTTAGATGCTTCTGGTAATGTTACACCGTTAGGTACAATTACTTCTGGCGTTTGGAATGGAACAACTATTCCTGTTGCTTATGGTGGTACAGGTGTAACAACTTCATCTGGCGCTAATTCTGTAATGTTACGGGATGCTAATCAAAATGTATCTATTAACCGACTTAACCAAAGCACTACTACAGTAACAGCGGCTGGTGGAACAACTACATTAACAGTTGCATCTACATTTAGTTGGGTGTTAAACGGCACGGGCGGGCAAACTTTTAAACTACCTGATGCAACAACACTAACTAACACAACTGCGTTTGAATTTAATAACAATGCTACTGGCACATTAACTATTGTTGATAACGCTTCTGGAGCAGTAGGTACTATAGCCCCCGGCGGCGCTGCAAATATATCTTTATTAGCTAATGTCACAGTGGCTGGTATATGGGACGTACACGCATACATACCTGAAAGCGTTCAATGGGGTACAAACTCTTTAGCTTTAAATGGTACTGTAATTACAGGGGGTACATGGAATGGTGGAACAGTTCAGCCTCCTTACGGTGGTACAGGATTAACTACATTTACTGCGGCTAACAATGCCCTTTACTCTACATCATCAAGTGCTTTAGCTGCTGGCACTCTACCTGTTGCAGCTGGTGGTACAGGTGTTACTACATCTACAGGTTCCGGAAATAATGTATTATCTAACTCTCCAACTTTAGTAACTCCAGCTTTAGGTACACCTAGCTCATTAGTTGGTACTAATATTACTGGAACCGCATCAGGATTTTCTATTGGCGGCAATGCAGCAACTGCTACATCTGCTACAACTTCTACTAATATTGCTGGTGGAGCGGCTAATCAAATACCTTATCAAAGTGGATCTAGTGCTACTACATTTGCTCCTGCCCCAGTAACAGCAAGCACATACTTGCAATGGACAGGAACTGGCTATGCTTGGGCGGCTACTACAGGTCCAACAGGTCCAACTGGACCAACAGGACCAACAGGTTCAACAGGCGCACCGGGGCCAACAGGACCTTTAGGGCCAACAGGTCCAACAGGTTCAACGGGTTCACCCGGACCAACAGGGCCAATAGGGCCAACTGGACCAACAGGAGCCACAGGACCAACTGGACCGGGAGCTACAGTAGCAGCAGGAACAACAAGCACTGGACCGGCATCTGTAACTAATGTAGGATCTCCTACTGCTGCGGTATTTAACTTTGTAGTTCCACAAGGGCCAACCGGACCGACAGGACCAACAGGCCCTTTAGGACCTCAAGGACCAACAGGGCCAACTGGACCTACAGGCCCAGCATCTACCGTTCCCGGACCAACTGGTCCTACCGGACCCACAGGACCTACTTCTACTGTTCCCGGACCTCCCGGACCTACTGGCTCAACAGGAAGCCCCGGACCTACTGGCCCTCTTGGACCTACTGGACCTACTGGTGGAACAGGCGCACCCGGTCCTACTGGCCCTACTGGACCAACTGGATCAACTGGGAGTCCCGGACCAACTGGACCCACAGGACCTTCTGGCGGACCCGGACCTACTGGAAGCCCCGGACCAACGGGACCTACTGGCCCAACAGGACCTACTGGACCTGTAAGTGTTGGTGCAGTTGTGCAAACTGTAAGTTTTAACACTATGACAGAGAATAGCTACGGACCCGGATACTGGGGTGATACTAGTGTAAACGTGGCTATTTACCCATACTATGCAAATAGTAAATTATTAATTACTGTTAGTTTAAGTGGTATATTTAGGTCGCCTACAGGTGGTGGTTACACTAATGCCAGAGTATTGTTAAATGGGGCTAGTCAAATAGGCGGACCATTTTATATGGCTTATGTTATTGGTTATGAAAGTACGGGGAGCACATATCAAGGCGCAAGCGCATCAATGCAATGGTTAGATGGTTCGTACGGCACAACTGGATTTTTGCAATACTATGTCCAACTTTTATTAGTTAATGGCGGTGTGGTTCAATTAAATAGGGATGCAGCTACCAATTCATCAATCACAATTCAGGAAATAAAACAGTAATGGCTATTCTTAACAACACAAGCGCATATATACTATTAAGCCATCCACATATTGTAAGAAAAATTGGCGATGTTTGTTATGATAAGGATGGTAATGAAGTTCAATATGATGAGGCTGTAGTTCAAGCATATATTGATGCCCAGCAGTATAAAGAGAAAAGAATGGTTGCGTATCCTAGTGTTGCCGACCAGCTTGATACTTTGTATCACGGCGGATATGATGCTTGGAAAGCCACAATTAAAAAAGTAAAAGACGAGATTCCTAAACCATGAGCCACTTACCCATTTGGTATTTATCCAATATAGATACAGCATTATGCGATGAATTAATAGCAGACGCTTCTACCCGTGATTACGAGCCTGCATCAATGGGTGAAACGTCTAGTGAAAGAAATGAAGAATATAGACAAACAGCAATACAGTTTTTAGCAAAAGACCATTGGCTAGAAAAATTCTTAAAAGAAATTGCTTATACAGGAAATGAAAATTGTAAATGGGACTTTTTACTTTCTGAGCACGAGCAAATACAGTTTGCTAGATACACACAAAAACATTTATACAATTGGCATACAGATACTTTTTTACTTGGTTTAAAACCACTTGACCGTAAAATTACTGTAGTCGCTTTATTAAATGACCCATCAGAGTTTACTGGTGGCGAGTTTAAAGTAAAGCTGTATCAAGAGTATGTTACGCCATTGCAAAAAGGTTCTGTTATTGCCTTTCCATCAATGTTAGAACATTGTGTAACCCCTGTTATGTCTGGTGTAAGGTATAGCGCAACTATGTGGATTAATGGACCTAAGTTTAGATAATGTTTGGAATAACATCATTTGCCCAAGCTCCTTATTCAACTTTAGGGTCAACCGCTTACGCATTTGATATTAGTGAAAACGTAAACTTAGCAGATTCAAGCGCCCAGCTATCTGCATTTTTACAAAGTCAAACCGAAAACATAGTTATAGCAGATGTAATTAATGATGCAGGTCTGGTTTATTTTGGTAGCGTTACAGAAACTTTAGCGTTTGACGATTCAAGCACTCAGCTTTCAACATTCTTGCAGTCTATTACGGAAGACCTTACACCAGCTAACGACCAATTAATATCTGCGCAATTTAACCCTAGCATTACAGAAAACACCACAATAGCGGATTCTCAAGAAACTTTTTCCGCTTTCTTGCAGTCAATTACTGAGCCAATTACTATGGCTGAGGTAGATTTAATACAAGCTAGTTTTGCACAAGACCGTGCAGAAAATTTTACATTAGACAACACCCAAACAATAACGGCTCAATTTATTTCAAGTATTGCCGAAAACTTTACACTAGATTCCTTACAGGCTCTAACAGCGCAGTTTCAATCTAGTATTACCGAACCTATAACCGTTGATAACCCACAGACTATATCTTCAGGGTTTTACCTAACTGATACTGAAAATATTAACATGGCGGATTCAAATACACAACAATCTGCATTTTTACAATCCATAAGTGAAAACTCAGATTTGTCCAACACCCAAACAATAACAGCGCAATTCCTTTTCAGTATTGTTGAAAACTTTACGCCAGAGGCTTTACAAACCATAACAGCTACGTTCCTAACTAACATTACTGAGGCTACAACTATTGCTAGTGCGCAAACAGCTATTCTTGAGCTTTATTTATCTATTACTGAAAACTTTGGAGCTGCTAATACTCAAACTATAACGGCCCAATTCGCACAAGCTATATCCGAAGCTGTTACGATGGCGGATTTAAGCACGCAACAATCTACATTTTTGCAGTCAATAGTTGAGGCTTTTACTATCTTAGACAACACTTTTGTTAGTGGATGGATTAAAATAGATGATAGCCAAGCAACAATTTGGGTGCAAACTATTAACACACAGTCTAGCACTTGGACTGAAATAAATAACAGCCAATAGGGGTAAAAAATGTCATCCACATATTCAGCATTAAAAATTGAGTTAATAGGCACAGGTGAACAATCTGGCACTTGGGGTGCAACTACTAACGTAAACCTTGGCGATGCTGCTTTAGGTGAGGCAATAACAGGCTCAGCAACTGTAGATTTTTCTACTGCCGCAGACGTTACTATTAGTTTAATAGATACAAATACAAGCCAAACAGCCCGTAATTTAAGGTTAAACTTAACCGAATCCGGTGCTGGTGTAGGGTATACAGGCAACTTAATTCTAGGCTCTAACTGCCAAATAGAAAAATTATATTTAGTTAATAACGGAACTACAGCAACTAAGACTATTAAAAATACCACAGGTACAGGTATTGCAATACCAGCTGGTAAGTCAATGTTTGTATTTAACAATGCGGTAAACGTAGTTGAGGCAGTCAATTCTGCGGTTTCAATGGCTGTTACAGGCGCTATTACTGGCGCTTCTCTTGCAAGTTCAGGAGCTATATCTGGCACAACTATAGGCGGCACAACAATAACCGCATCTACTCAGTTTTCCGGTCCGGGCACAGGCCTTACTGGAAGTGCTACAAGTTTAAATATTGGTGGAACCGCGTCAAACGTTACTGGCGTAGTTGCTGTTGTTAACGGAGGTTCTGGTGTTACTACTTCTACTGGTACTGGAAATAACGTACTTAGTACCTCACCAACTTTAGTTACCCCCCTTCTTGGAACACCTACATCTGGAAATTTGGCTAATTGTACTGGCTATCCAGCAGGATCAATATCAGGCACAGTTAATTTAGCTACTCAAGTTACAGGTACTTTAGCTGTTCTTAATGGAGGTACGGGCGTAACTACATCTACAGGTTCTGGAAATGTTGTATTAAGTTCTTCTCCTACTCTAGTTACTCCTATTCTTGGAACACCCCAATCTGGTAGTTTAGTTAGTTGTACGGGTTTACCCTTAACTACAGGAGTATCAGGAACTTTGCCTGTGACAAATGGCGGTACAGGGGTTACTACATCTACAGGTACAGGTTCAGTTGTATTAAGTAATTCACCTACTTTAGTATCCCCAGCGCTTGGAACTCCTAGTTCTTTAGTAGGAACAAATATTACTGGAACAGCTTCAGGTCTTTCTATTGGCGGTAATGCCGCTACTGCAACAAGTGCTACATCCGCAACAAGCGCTGCAACAGTTACAACTACAGTAGCAGGCAGTGCAATAGGTACAACTCAAGCTCCGGGAACAAATAACACAACTATAGCCACTACGGCTTTTGTAACAGCAGCGGTAACAGCATCTGGCGGTGGAACAATGTCTACCCAAAACGCTAATGCTGTAGCAATTACAGGTGGCACAATAAATGGCGTTACAGGTACAAACTCTGGTATGACTGTAGGCACAGCTACTAACGCCACAAATGCAACAAACGCTACAAATGCAACAAACGCCACAACAGCTACAAATTTATCAGGTGGAACAGTAAGTGCAACTACTATAGGCGGTACAACAATAACTGCCTCTACCCAATTCTCAGGCCCCGGTACAGGACTTACTGGAACAGCATCTAGTTTAAATATTGGTGGTAACGCCGCAACCGCTACAACTGCAACGACTGCTGGAACAGTTTCAACAACTGTGGCAAGTGGGGCAACTGGAACAACACAAGCTTTTGGCACAAATAATACTCAAATAGCAACTACAGCTTTTGTCCAAGCAGCTTTGTCAGTTTTATATCCTGTTGGCTCTATTTACTCGTCCACATCAAGTACAAACCCTGCTACGTTATTTGGTTTTGGAACATGGGGTGCATACGCTGCTGGTCAAGTAATGATTGGTAATGGCGGTGGGTTTAGTGCTGGAACTACAGGCGGTTCTGCTGATGCTGTCGTAGTAAGCCACTCTCACTCTATTTCTGACCCCGGTCATAACCACTTAATAGAATCATCAAACGACGGAATTATTGGTGGGACAAATAACTTAGGTCCGGGTTCAGGAACTAATTTTTTAACAACAAGCGCAACAAATGGAGTAACAACGGGCATTACAGTTAGTTCAGCAGGGGTATCAGGGACAAATGCAAACTTACAACCGTATATCGTAGTTTATATGTGGAACAGGACTGCCTAAGTGGATTTACTAGACACCATATCTAAGATGTCTAGCCTGTTAATAGCGTTTGTTACGCTGGTTATTGTATTGGCTAAGATGCACAACCAGATTGCCGTCTTAGAGGAAAAGGTAAAAGCTTTATTTGACTTGGTAAATAAGAAATGAATATACAAGACATTTTAAAAGCAGTATTGCCGATTGTAGTAGCGTGTTTAGCGTGGCTACTTGGTCAGGTATCAGACTTTTCTACACGGCTAACTAAGATTGAAGGGCAGATGCCAGCGTTAATCACTAAAGAAAATGTGCCAACTGACTCACCTCTTTCAGCCGAAAAGCGTCATGCAATGAAAGAAGAAATTTACAGAGATATACATCAACTGCAAGTCAAAGTACAGTTGCTAGAGGAACGTGAAAAGGGGAAAACTAATGTTCGGAATTGATGAGGTTGTTAAAATTGGTTTAAATATTATTGATAAAGTAATTCCTGACCCAAACCAAAAAGCAGCGGCGCAACTAGCCTTAGAACAACTTGCTCAACAAGGGGAGTTGGCTAAATTACAAGCAGACATGAACGAGCAACAAGAATTGACTAAGCGGGTTCAAGCCGACATGATGTCAGACTCTTGGCTATCTAAGAACATTCGCCCAATGACGCTAGTATTTATCTTGGTAACTTACACTACTTTTGGTATGATGTCCGCATGGGATGTTGAAGTGAACAACAACTATGTTGAGTTGCTTGGGCAGTGGGGTATGCTCATTATGTCCTTTTACTTTGGCGGCAGAACCCTTGAGAAAATCATGGATATGAAGGGTAAAAAATGAATTTAACGGAGCACTTTACACTTGAAGAACTTACGCATACAGACCATCGTACATTGGATAATAGCCCTAATGATAGTGAGACTGCGAACCTCCAACGTCTTGCAGAGTTTCTTGAACAAGTTAAAACACTACTGGGAAACAAGCCCATTATGGTTAATAGTGCTTTCCGCTCTAAATTGGTTAATGATGCTGTTGGTAGCAAAGATACTAGTCAGCATAGGGTTGGTTGCGCTGCCGACATAAGGGTTCCGGGTATGATTCCGGATGAAGTTGTTAAAGCTGTAATTGCTTCTGACTTAGGCTATGACCAGATTATTCGTGAGTTTGACCGATGGACTCACATTAGTATCCCTAATTCTATTCATAACCCACCCCGTAAACAAGCGTTGATTATTGACAAACAAGGAACACGGTTGTATGGCACTGCAAAAGCTACAGTTTAAACCCGGAGTTAATCGGGATCAAACCAACTATACCAACGAAGGTGGGTGGTATGAGTGTGACAAAATTCGCTTTCGTTCTGGGCAACCACAAAAAATAGGTGGATGGTTAAAGGCTACGGCGCAAGTGTTAATAGGAACATGTAGACAATTATTTACATGGATAACGTCAGTTGGCGATAACTACATGGCAGTAGGGACTAATAAAAAGTTATATATTGACGCTGGTGCTAACTTATACGACATTACGCCTTTGCAGCATACATCTACTACTTTAGGTGCGGCAGCTGGGCCATTTACCGCAGTTACAGGTTCAGCAACAGTTACAGTATCTTATTCTACAGACCCAACTTTTTTACCAATTGCGGGTAATTATGTTACTTTTTCTGGCGCATCAGGACTTGGCGCGAATATAACCGCAGATATACTTAACGCCTATTACGGGTATGAAATAAAAACAGTTAATGCTGGTGCACAAACATACACTATTACAGTAACTGTTGTTGCTGGGGCTGGCAATACTAATAAAGGCGGAGCCACTGTAACCGCTTATTATGATATTAACTCTGGCCCATTAGTAACTGTTACGGGTTATGGTTGGGGCGCAAGCGTATGGGGGCGTAGTACATGGGGCTCTGGATCTATTACACCTATAACCGTATACCAACAAGATTGGTTTTTTGACAATTTTGACAATGACTTAGTGGCTAATATACGGAATGGGACTCCATATTATTGGGCAAATGATGGCACATTTACTACTAGAGCAATTCCTTTAGCTTCTGTAGCTGGTGCATCTGGTGTTCCAACAAAAGTTGGGCAACTACTTGTATCTCAAGGGGATAAACATTTATTGGCCTTTGGCGCTACAGCATTTGGAAGCACAACATTTGATCCTTTATTGATACGCTGGTCTAACCAAGATGAACCCACAAATTTTACTCCCGAAGTAACAAATTCAGCTGGGTTTATTAGGGTGTCAAGGGGTGATAGCATTGTTAGAGCTATCCCTACACGCCAAGAGATATTGGTATACACAAACGCAACACTTAATTCATTACAATTCTTAGGTACTACAGACGTATTTGGTATCCAAGAGCTATCAGACAATATTTCAATAGCTGGCCCAAGGGCTGTAATAACAGTTAGTAATAACGCATACTGGATGGGTACCGATAAATTTTATTTCTACTCAGGGCGTGTAGACACTTTACCTTGCACTTTACGTAATCACGTATTTGAAAACTTAAACTATAACCAATTAGAACAAGTAGTTTCTGGGACTAATGAACAATGGAATGAAGTTTGGTGGCAGTATCCGACAGCAAATAGTCTTATTAATGATGCCTATGTAATATACAACCATTTTGACAAAATTTGGTATTACGGAACACTTAACCGCACGGCATGGAACGATAGTCCATTACGCCAGTATCCGCAATCTGTAGGTGGAGCAGATGGGGCACAGTACATATACAACCAAGAAATTGGTGTAGACAATGATGTATTGCCCATGGAATCCTATATTACATCCTCAGACTTTGACATTGTAGATGGCGATCAGTTTTTGTTAATTAAAAGAATTATTCCCGATGTATCTTTTACTGGCTCAAATACAGTAGTTAATCCTAACCCAACTATTGTAATGACTATGAAGCCTAGAAATTTTCCGGGCGCAGACTACTCAACGTCACCAGCTAGGAATGTTATAGAAACCACCGTAAATACCTACACCAACCAGATATTCTTACGGGCTAGAGCTAGACAAATGGGATTTAAAATATCATCCGCTGACATAGGTGTACAGTGGCAGTTAGGTAGCCCTCGTTTAGATGGTAAGCAAGACGGTAAACGATAATGGCAAATTATAAAGTTCGTTCCCCTGCGCTACCAATTCAGCCGAATGAATATAATCGTAGCCAAATGGATCAGTTCCAAAACGCTTTACGGTTGTATTTTAACCGTTTAGACCAATACAATATTCAATCAGCTACTCAACAAAATTCACAAAATGTTCTTATGTGGCTAGGAAATAACTAATGGCTTTTTACGATATAACTCCAGTACAACTAGCCCAAGCAGCTATTGGGACCGCTTACTCTGTAATTTATACAGTACCAACAAATACCCGCACTTTTGTTAAAGATATTATGGTAGCAAACACCACTAATGCTGCTGTTGATATTTACATACATTTAGTTCCAGCCTCATCCGGTGTAGGAACAGGAACAATAGCTGGCACGTTAATGACAATAACTGCTATGGCTTCTGGTAGGTTTGAAATTAATCAAATTATTAGTGGTTCTGGTGTAACAACTGCGGCAATATCAGACCCACAAACAGGTGCTGGTGGGGTAGGCACATATCAAGTTAGTGTATCCCAAACTGTTGCAACTCCCGTAACTATTACAGGAACAGGCGCTGTAGATACAACTAACGCTATTTACTACAAATATTCTTTAGCCTCATACACTAGTTTACATTGGACTGGATCACAGATTATGAGTGATTCTGGAACTATTCAAGTTAAAGCTTCAGCTACTGGATGCACTATTAGTATTAGTGGCGGAGAAGCAGTATAACATGATAAACTTACTAAAAAGTGACCGGACATGAAACCTACAGAAATTATTAATGCTAATTTTCAAAAAGATGGAAGAGATCCAAGTAGTGCTATACGGGCTATAGGTGCTGCCGTTAAAGCTAAAAGAGCATTGATATTGCAGGAAAATAATACGATTCTTGTTATAATGTCTATAGGAAACAAAGAGTCAGAAGTGCATTTATTTACAGTAGATAGCCCTATTAAAGTTGGAAGAGCGTTAGTAAAGTTTCTTGAAAAGTTAAATAAGTCAGATATTAACACGCTTTATATAACAGATATTCCAGAACAAACATTAAACATGCTTAAAACTATAGGCATGGTAATAGAGCCGAGCGACAAGCCTAATTATAAATGGATGTCAAAGGTATAAAGGATAGATCATGGGAAAAGCTTGGGACGCAGTATCGGACTTTGTATCTCCAGTAACGGACGTATTTAATGACGTTGTTGTTCAACCAATATCGGATGTATTTGCTGGCGCAGATGATCTTGTTTTTCAACCTGTTACAGCGCCTATAAGTCAAGCTACTTCAGCGTTAGATGACGCTATTATCCAGCCAATAACCGAACCTATAAGTGATATAGGTGTTGCAATTGATGACTCGGTTAATGAGGTAATTCCCGGTGGGTGGGGTACTTTAGCTCAAATAGCAGCAGCTATTGCAACATCAGGGTCTAGTTTAGCTGTTCAAGCTGGAGCGGCAGCTGCTACAGGGGCAGGTGCTGAATATGCAAAAAACAAAGATATTAAAAGTGCTTTACAAAAAGGTGCTATATCGGGCGCAACAAGGTATGGTCTAGGAACATTGGGTGAAATGATGAGCGCACCTTCTACAGTTCCAGATGGACTTGATCCTGATATAGGTATGCCCGGAGAAATTTCTGGACCACCAAATCTTGATCCATATCCAACTGTACAAGCTTCATATCCAGATGCTCCGCCTCCAATAAGTGGTGAAATACAAATGACGGATACCGGAGAATTTGTAAATAAAAACCCAAATTTACAAAATGTATCTGATCTTACAGCTAAAAGAATAACTTTAGGAGAAAACGGGCTACCGTTAAATGGGGATCCTAAAATTTATTTAAATTCACCCGGAAATGGTGGATTTTTAGCTAATGATTTACCAAATGATGAGCTAGGTAAATTAATTCAACAACAACAATTAAACCAATCAATGAATTCTTTTAACGAAATTCCTGATATTAATGGAGTTCCACAAAGAGAATTTTCGCAAGTAGCTGACAAAGCCGGTTGGGAACCTAAAGATTATGCAGCTCCATACAGTATGGAAAAAGCTTCGCAAATACCGGGTGCAGCATATGATCTTGCTAAAGAATATGTATCTTCATTAACATTGCCACAATTAGCTTTAGGTGCTGCTGGGTTATATGGCATTTCTAATTTAACTGGTAATAAAAATGAAAAACAAACTCAAACCCAAGCAGAAGCAGATGCCGCTAAAAAAACATATTCTTATGGTTCGGCAGATTCTTTAAACCCTAATTATTTATTAAAAAACCGCATCAATGCAAGTAATGTTTACAGTGATGCAACAGGATATCGTCCTTTAACACGTTATGCGGAAGGTGGAGAAGTGCAACATTATGGTATAGGTGGAAAAATATCAGATGCGTTTACTCGTGTAGCGCAACCATTTGAAAAAGCAATAATACGTCCAATAGGTGAATCAGTTCCATTTGTAAAAGATTTAGCGCCATATGCTGGTATGGCAGCAGGAGCAATGATGGGTAATCCAGCCGTGGGAGCAGGCGTTGGTGGGATTGTTTCTGGATTTGGAAAACCGGGCGGTTTTGATTTTAAACGTGCATTTATGGGAGGCGTTGCTTCTTATGGCATGTCTAATCTTATGGGTGGATTAGAAGCAGCCGGAACACCTGAGTTAGCTCCAACTATAGTAGATCAACCTTTGCCAATTGCTCCAGATGCAATGGGTTATAGTCCAGATCAAATTCCTTTTTCTAATGAAACTGGTATGCAAAATTTAATTAAATCGCAAACGGAAAAATATGCAAATGCAACACCGCCTAGCAATTTTAGAAATTTTGATGCAGTGCAAAAAGGCATAGGAAATTTATTACAAAATAGTAACACCCCTGCATACAAAGATGCAATGGCTGCGCTAACAAACAAAGTTGGCATATACAATACTGGAGTCCCACTTATTATGGGAACAACAGGCATGATGGGTGTAGATGAGTCTAATGCACTTAAAAAAGAATATGACGCAGCTACAGCTAAAAACCAAGAAGATACAGATAAATTTACTGCTAGAACTGCAGCTGGAAAAAAACGTGCACAACAGGCGGTTAATGAAAATCCTTATAGGTTTGCTGATGGTGGAGTAATAAACCCACCTGATGATCAAACAAAAATGATGAGTGCCTCACCAATGCAAGCACAAGCTATGGCTCAACAACAAGCTGCGCCACTTCAAGGATTAGCTCAAAATAACATGATGCAATCTGCTGGATTAGGTGGTGCATCGTTAAATAATGCAGTAACAAGTAATGGGATTAATGGACTGTTTAGTCAATTAACTTCAAATCAATCTAACAATTCTATGCCTTATGAAACACAAACAGGAACACCTCAGTCTGTTGTTTTACCTTCTTACGGTGGTAGTGGCGGCACAAATATGGCTGGAAGTGGTGGATCTTCTGGTGGTGGAACTCCAGCTGCAGGATCTGGTGGAGCATTTCCATTACAAGGACAATATGGAATTGTAAAAATGGCTGCTGGCGGTATGCCTCCTAGATTTTTATCAGGTGGCGGTGATGGCATGTCAGATTCAATTCGTGCCAATATAGAAGGAACGCAAGAGGCAAGGTTAGCTGACGGAGAATTTGTAATCCCAGCAGACGTTGTTTCTCATTTAGGTAATGGTTCATCAAAAGCAGGAGCAAAACAGTTGTATTCTATGATGGACCGAGTTCGTAAAGCAAGAACTGGAAACCCCAAACAAGGGCGTGAAATTACACCAACCAAATTCATGCCCGTATAAAGGATAAATCATGGCAACAACTACCGTAACATCCGGACAACAAACGATACCAGACGTATTAGAACCGTACTTTACAGGTACGGGAACAACTGGAACAGGGTTACTACCACAAGCGCAAGCAACTTTTGGAAGAGATTATGCAACGGCATATGGCAATGCATTATCGCAAACTGGTTTAGAAGGTGCTGGTAGAGTTTCTAAACTTTCAGAAAATGAAGTTGCAGCTGGTCAACAACTAGCAAATCTTGGGCAACCTAGCCAATTTGGTCAAGGACAAACAGCATACGGTCAGGGTTTGGGTTCACTTGGGCAAGCTCAAGGAATGTATCAAAACGGTCCAAATGTAAGCGCACCTAATTTAAATCAGTATCAAATGGCTGGCCCACAAAATGTTTCTGCGCAAGGTTTACAGACATATCAAATGGCTGGACCTCAAGATTATACTGGGCAAAATGTAACTCAGTATATGTCTCCGTACCAGCAAAACGTTGTTGATGTACAAAAAGCTGAAGCTATGCGAGATGCTCAAAAGCAATTGATGGGAGCTAATTTAGGATCTGCTCGTCAAGGCACTTATGGTGGAGCAAGAAATGCTTTAATGCAATCCGAAAGAGATCGCAATTTACAAACGCAGATGGGAAACATACAAGCTACAGGCTCACAAAATGCGTTTCAAAATGCACAACAACAGTTTAATGCACAAAATCAAATGCAACAAGCTGCAAATGCTCAAAATTTACAGGCTCAATTAGGAGTGCAACAATTGGGATCTGGACAAAATATGCAAGCGCAACTTGCAAATCAAGCTGCTCAACAAGGAACAAATCAAGCTAATCTTCAAGCATTATTAGGTATTCAACAGCTTGGTGCTGGTCAGTCTTTAGAAGCGCAACGTGCTAACCAAGCAGCACAATTGCAAAGAGCTGCTGGTTTAGGCCAAATAGGCCAAACATACGGTCAGTTAGGCCAAGGTTTAGGACAACAAGGTGCGTTGCAACAACAAGCCGACATTGCAAGATCAGCTGCATTAGGTGCTTACGGTGGAACAGAACGTCAAATTGCACAACAACAATTAGATGCGCAGTATCAAGATCAAATGCGAGCTTTAGGATTTCCAGAACAACAATTAGGTTCTATGTCTAATATTTTGCGTGGCGTTCCGCTTGGTGATGCATTTGGTACGCAAACAACTACAGCAACTCCTCCTAGTTTTGCAAGTCAATTAGCTGGTATTGGACTTGGCGGATTATCTTTAGCAAATATGATAGGTAAAACATCATGAGTATATTAAGCGCAATCAAACAACAAAGCGGGTCTATTGAAGACTTAGCTAAATTACCGCAGACTATGATTATGCAAATGGCACAACGGAAAGAAATTGTTCCGGAAATGGTGCCAGCCATTCTTGCTAAAAAAGCTGACATGATTGACCGTGCCGCAAAAGCAAAAGCAGCCCAAGGTGGAGTTCCGCAACAGTCCATAATGGATCAGATTATGGCTAAAAATGCAAATGCAGAAAACCCACAAGCTATGGGACAAATGCCTCCTCCTATGCCACAACAGAATCAAATGGCACAACAACCGCAACAGCCACAAGGCCCAGCAGATGTAGGTATAGCATCTAACCCAGTTCCACCTATGCAACTTGCGGGTGGTGGTATTATTGCATTTGCAGCTGGTGATCAGGTGAAAGGAAACAAACAGCCTATTGCAACAGATTATCAAGCAGACATTAGGGCAGCATTAGATGCACAAAAAGATTTTAATCCAACAGAAAAATCGGATTTAATGGCACAACAGTATGCACAAGAAATGCAAGATAGAAAAGGCCAAAGTAACAATTTGGCTTTAGCTAATATGGCTGCAGGAATGTTAGCAGGAGATTCACCTTATTTCTTTACAAATGTTGGAAAAGGCGCACAAAAAGGTGTAGAATCATTAGCATCATCTAGCGCACAAGAACAAGCAGATAGAAAACTGTTATTGCAGAATCAAATAGAAGGTGAAAGATTTAAAGAACAGCGTAGGGTCGGTGGATTAAATGCATTAATTCAAGCGCAAGCTGCGGTTGATGCCAAAAAATTAGGACTAGAGCAAATTCAAGCAACTCTTGCAGCTGCCCGTAGTACAAAAGAAGCCGCATTAATATCTAGCGCTGCAACAGCAAGACAAACTTTTATAAGAGACAGAGCAAGAGATTTAATGACAGATGAAATTAAAAAGTTTAAATATAATGGAAATAGTAATCAAGCATTATTAGATGCTGCTCAAGAGTATGACTTAACTGTTCCACAAGCGCAATTAGACTTATTGGGATTAACTAGACCAAAACCAAGATTAGATAATGATTTTAAACCGCCAGCAGCTGAGCCAGAAAAAACTCCATGGTGGATGCCAGCAAAACCCGGCAAAGTAGATTATGAACTTAAAGATGGCAAACTTGTTCCAGTAAAATAATATGACAAAAGTAAATATCCCCTATGTAGGGGTAGTAGAGTTTCCAAAGGACATGTCTCCGGAGGCAATTACAGCCACTATACAAAAAGATATATTACCAAATGCACCAAGGCCAGAAGCAAAAGGATTAGAAACCTTAGTTCCAAATACAAAAGTTGCAGATTTTTTAGCTAACTATGTTGCCAAACCAGCACAAGCATTAGCCAATGCTTTGCCGGTAACAATCAATCCATATAAACAATTTACCAAAGAAGAAGAACCCAAAGAACGTCCGTTATTAGCAGCATCAGCAAAAGGAATTTTAGGGTTTTCAGAACTGCCAGCAGAATATAAATTATCAACACTACTTGAAAATCAAGCAGCTGATAAAGCAACTTACGGTTTCAATTATGAAAATGCTCCGCCAGAAAAAATGGCAAGGATTAAAGAGCGTGACATTGATATTAATAATTACTTGTATCAACAACAACAAAATAAAAAAACTAAAGATTTAATTACAGAAAAATATGGTGAAAATTTAATTACTAAAAAATTAAATGCACTAGAAAAAACACCTGAGTTTAAAAATGCAGATACATTAGCGCAATTGTCTGCAATTGGTGGCGAGTTAATAAGAAATCCAAAAGAAATACCTGAATACATTGCTTCTATAGGTTTAGAAAGTTTACCGTCATCTATATCTATGGCTGCATCAGGTATTGCTGCTCGGTTTGGATTTAAATCAAATGCGGCTGCAATGACGGCTGGTGGTGCAACTTCTGCATTTACAGAGTTTGGTCAAAACTATAACCAATTAAGAGAGCAAGGATTTCAACACAAAGATGCATGGGAGATGGCTGGAGTTAAGTCTGCCATTATTGGAATATTTGACGCTGCATCGTTTGGTTCTGCTGGAACAGCTGCCGGTAAAGTTATTAAAGGAATAGAAACTGGCGCAATAAAAGCTACAGCAAAAGAGCTTGCAAAAGAAACCGGCAAACAAGCTGGATTTGGTATGGCTGGTGAAGGTCTTGGTTCATTCATTGGTAAACAAGAAGTAAACCCAAGACAAATAATAGAAGAAGGTATAGGCGAAGTCTTTGGTGCTCCGTTAGATGCTGTGTCAACATACAGAAAAAATGTAGAAGAACAACAAGGATTAGCAGCATTAAAGAAACAAGCGGAACAACCAATTACGCCAACAGGCAAACCAACATTTGGAGCAATTAAAGAAACAGATGTAGAGACAGAGCCGCCGCTTACTACTCCAGTAGGTGGGGCAGCACTACCCCCAAGCATTCAACCATCCGCACCAACAGTAGAAGATTTATTAGCAATTCCACCAACAGTTCCTCCTGTAACCGGTGGTGAAGTAATACCGCCTACAGTAGGTGGTGTAACCCCAGAAACACAACCTGAAGTTATACAACCAATTGGTGGGCCATCAGCTCCGGCAGTTATAAAAGATGGCAAAACAGTTATTCCAGTATTTGATGACAATGGCATAACAAATGAAACAGATGTTATTGATCTAAATCCAGAAACTATATTTTTTGATGATGGTCAAGTATGGGCAGTAGGAGAAAACGCTGATCACCCAATTGATAATGTTATTAACTTATTGCCAGAATCACCAGAAAAACAAACATTAATTGAAACAGCATCAAAGTTACGAGAAGAAAACAAACCACAAGAAGTATTAGAAAGTGAACCTTTTGTAACAAACAACCGAGTAGTTGTACTTAAAGATATTAATGGGGTTAAAGTACCATTTTATATAAGCACAGGTAGAGGTGGCAAAACTAATGTTGCCACTGGTCAATGGTATCCATACTTTGGAAATGGACCAAAAGACGGTTGGTTTAACAAAGGATCTGAAGAAGACATAAACAACTTCTACAACGTACCAGAATTAAAAGCCGCAGCTGATGAGTTAAATGAAAGAATTGGCGATATCCGTGATCAAATGGGTAATTTGCCAACAGCAAAAGCATTAGGCATAGATCCTAATCAAGATATGATGCCAGTTGATTATGACGAAGGTGAAAAAGCTGCTGAAAATATCTACCAAATTTTAGAAAAAATTAAAGCTGAAAAAGCTGAAGAACCTTTACCGCCAGCAGGAGTAGCAGAACCTGTAGAAGAACCCATATATACTTTAAAAGACATAATTGACAATGGGCAAGAAGTAACATCAAGAGAAGACGCTGAAAGCCGACACGCAAACGGTGAAATTTTATACGGCTTCCACGATCAAGATACAGACAAACCAATTTTATTAAAAGATATTGAACAGATTGCAAACTTTACGCCTGATCAAATTTTGGCAATGCCTAAAAAAGAACCGAAAGAAAAGGTATTACCTAAATTACCAGCAGGAAAATACAATCTAAGAGATAAATTTCAATACGAAGGAAGAACATGGCAAATTAATTCTATATTACATACAGGTAAAAGTTTAGAAGCAAATACCGTAGACAAAGGAAAATTTCTTCGGCAGCGTTTTGAAATAGAAGTTAAAAAAACCACAACAGAAGAAAAGCCAACAGGCGGTCCATCAGCACCGGCAGGCAAGCCATTAGAAGAACCAAAAGAAGAAAAGCCAAAAAAGCCAGCAAAAGTAGAACCAACTGAAGAAGAAAAGAAAGCCATTGAAGAAGAGAAGGCTAAAAAAGAAGAAGAGAAAAAAGCTGCGGACGAAAAGAAAAAGAAAGCTGAAGAACAAAAAAAGAAAGTAGAAGAGTTTAATACAAACCCAATGAAGGTTGCCATGGAAACTGGCAATGCAGATGAGGTTGCAGCGCTGTTATATGGTCACGCTGTTGATGAAAACTTACTGCCTGTTATTTTTCCAGAAGAAATGTTATTGCGTATTCCAGTTGAATTATCTTTTTTAAGTAAAATAGAAGAACAATTAACTGCAAACAAATTTCGTATTACTGACCGATCTGTTCCAGCAACTACAGATGATCCAGCATATACAGGGCCTGAAAGAATTACCATATCAGCATTATTTAACCCTGAAAGAATAACTATTGAAGGTGGCGGTGCAGAATTTGTAAAAAATCGTAAAGGTCAAATTACCGCAGCTCCATTGCCAAAAGATGCAACAGATGCACAAATAACAAAAATGTTAGATTTGGCAAGTAAAGACAAAATATTTGACATTCAATCTAATCCAGATAATACGTTTGGTGCAATGATGTTTAAAGAAGGGCTGATAGATAAAGTTATGTCAGCCGGTGATTATTTGTATGAAATAATTTCATTACCAACAAGAAAGGGTGGACGATTTAATATATACATTCCACCTAAAGCTGGTAAGCGTCAAGTTATCAAACTAGCATTAGCTGAAGGTAAAGAAGATTTAATTAAAGAAGTATTAACAGAGTATGTAAATACTTTAGAACAATTACAAACTGTATTTACTGAAAATTCTAATGTTGCACCGTTGTTTAACGCATTACAAACAAAATATATTAAGGATGAGCAATTAACAGGAGCTGAAAAATACACTCCAGATGGATTAAATTTACGCACCAAAATTACTGAAAATAATATGTCTATTTATTTAAACACATTATTTTCTTTATTTAATCTTAACGAAAATTCAACTGATCAAACAAACAGAATTGTTAAGAAAGATGCAGAAAGCCCACCAGAGTTAGGTAACATTATTCGCCGTGGCATGCGTGATCACCGGCAAGGACGAGATGTAGATGTACAAGACTTTTTAGAAACATTTAAATTTTTTCCGGGTGGTATTGATTTTGGTAATTGGGTTAATCAAACAGAACGAGCAGCGCATTTAAATGCAATTTACGATGCAATGTATGACCTAGCGGATATTGCCGGTATATCACCCCATATGTTGGGATTGGGGCAAAAATTAAAACTAGCAGTAGGTGCGCAAGGCCGTGGCGGTAAAACTGCGGCTTGGTATTTTCCATCTCTTAATGAAATAAACTTAACCAAAACAAAAGGCGATGGTTCATTAGGGCATGAATGGCAACACGGATTAGATTGGAATTTAAAACAAACTCCTAATGGCAAGTTGTTAATGACTGATACAGGAGCTGCGTTACAAAAAATTATAACTGTAGATAAAGTAGAAAATAATTTACGGGATATATTAACTAATACATCAAATAGTGAAAACAACCGTAACATTCCGCCTAAAAAAGCATTTTTTAATGCAATTTCAAATAGACGTTACCATGAAGCAGATATTTATGATGATTCATTTGTTTACACGCAATATTTTAAAGATGCGTATGCATTAGACCAAGGTAGAGATCCAAAATATTGGAGTACTCCAGTAGAAATGTTGTCTAGGGCTTTTGAATCTTTAATATTTGATTTGTCAAAAGGCGGCTCCCCATACCTTGTTGGCCCAACAGTTGCAGATGGATATGTATCTAAAAAGAATGGGTATGCTGGAACTTCTTACCCAGCCGGTAAAGAACGTGCTCAAATTAATGAAATATATCAACAGATGTTGGATCAAATTGATCCCGATACTTTAGAAGTAAAAACATACAAATTAGAAAATCAAATTATTTATGTAGAAGATTTAGGCTATGCAGTAGTTGATCAGTTTTATATTGATCGTGGGCAAGCTGGTGGTTTAAATTGGTTTAAAACTGAAGCAGAAGCACAACAAGCTAAAGAAGAACGTGATGGCAGAGAAGAAATATTAACGCCACGATTAATTCAAATTAGCAAAGTAAACCAACACATTATCAATATGGCACAACGGATTGATGCCATTATGGAAGAAATGGGCTTGTTTAAATGGCCTGAAATTAAAAATGGTTCAATGGCTGAATCTATGTTTTACCATATGCGTCAAGGATGGTGGCCTAAGAACAACCGTGAATTAGCTGAATATGGCATAAAAGCGTACTTACAATCACCTGAACTATTGGGATTTAACCCTGCTAAAGACCAAAAACAAATAGACAGTTATAAAATTGCCGATTTTGAAGGTGATCGGATTAAATTAAAACAAACTCAAGAAGATTTTGAGGCAGCAGCAACAAGGTTTGTTAGTCAAGTTATTACTGATATGCGGGCAGAAGGATCAGATACTAAAGCTATTTATGATTACATTGTTAACTTGTATCAAAATCAACCTGTATTAGATGTTCAAACTATATTAAGTAAAACTAATAATGCCTACTCTACTCCTTTGCCAATTGGATTTATTGCCGGCATGTTGTCTCGTGTTAAATCTACTACTACAGTATTAGACCCAACTGGCGGAAATGGAATGTTGGTAGTTACGGCTAACCCTAAAAATGTAACCACAATAGAAAAAGATGAACACCGTGTTAATAATTTACAGTTAATGCAAATGGGTGATGTAATAGAAGGCGATGTATTAGTAAAAATAAAAGATATACAAGATCAACAAGTAGATGTAGTTCTTGCAAATCCACCATTTGGATCATTGCCATCTCCTGTAGATGTTATGTCTTGGACAGGTCAACCTTACAAAATTGGTGCATTAGATCAATTAATTGCTGCTGAATCATTAAGAACAATGGCAAATAATGGTAGAGCTTTTTTAATATTAGGATCGCATCCTAAATTAAATACTATTACATCAACAGATAAAATATTTTTAAATTGGTTATATGGTAACTATAATGTTGCTGACCATTTTGAAATTGCTGGAAATTTATATCGTAAACAAGGTGCGTCTTTTCCGTTGCGTGTCTTAGTTATTGCCGGTAGAAATCAAACGGACAATGTATATCCAAATGATTTTGCGGTTAATAGATTAACATCATTTGATGAATTATGGAGCAGATATGTTCAAGCCAGTGATCGTAGCGAACAAGTCGTGGTGGGTACCGGAAAAACACGGAAACCTACTGGCGGTGCAGATACAACAACCGGAAGAGTACCAACAAGCGATAGTTTTGAAGATGTCGAAACTAGCGGAGGAGTGGGGACTGGAACGGGCGCTGGCATCGGCGAACCAGTATCTCCGACAGGAGGGGTCAACATACCTCCCAAATCCGGAGGACGTGGAACAGCTGGTGGAGTTCGTGATACAGAACAGCAGCAGGATAGCGGAGAAGGTCAACGAGGGGGATCCGGAAGTGGCGCAGCCGGCACCACCGGAAGAGGCGAGGTATCAAGTGGAGAATCAGGAGATGAACTGGGAGGACTTTCTGACCTAGATTTAGACGATATATTTGACAATTTAGGAAAAAAACCAAAAACAGGAACAACAACACCTAAAGGAGAACCTAAAGTTGTTAGCGGACCAAGAGCGCCTAAAGGTCAAAAAGTTAGAGTTAAAACAGTTATTCCAAAAGAATTAGAAGGTTTAGGACTTGAAAGTTTGCTTGATGATTTAGATGCTGCATTAAACGGTAAAGCGCCAGAAGTAACAAATAAAGAACCAACTTTAGAAGATAGCCAAGAGCGTTTAGACAAACAATCTCAAGAAGCAATGGATCGTATTGCTCAAAATACAAAAAATACTAGCAATGATCCTAACAGTGGGCTTTATTCTAGAAAAGGTGATCAAGATTATGCTAACGTACAACCAATTATTCAAAAAGTTTGGGAAGCTGTTGGACAAAAAATTAAAGATACAAAAGAACGCATTAACAAAGTTTATGATTTATTAGTTAGTAAATTTGGTGATTTAATTAAAGTTCATTTACGCCAATATATTAATGGGCTTAGAACAACAGTAAAAAGAAGACCTAAAAATCAAACACCAGTACAAAGTGAGCCAATTGATACAGAATCACGAGTTGTTTATTTAGGCAAATCAAGATTTGCAAGCGATGGTATTTACTTGCCCCGTGCGCAATCACAGCATGCTTATACAGCGTTGGAAAATTTAGAGGCGCAAGTTGGTAACATAGATGAATTTGTTGCCCAAGAATTAGGTTATTCATCTGTAGACCAAATGGCAAAAGGTCTTGCCGGCTACCAAATTGACGCATTAGCGTTAGCAATTCAAGCCAATAAACTTGGCAAAGGTTTTATTATTGGCGATGACACTGGCGTAGGCAAAGGCAGAACAGCGGCAGCCATGATTGTTTGGGCAAAAAAACAAGGAAAAGTTCCCGTATTTGTTACTCTTAGTGATTCTTTATACACTGCAATGTATGCAGATTTAATTAATATTGGTCACGGAGATATTAAAGTTGCCATGACCAACACAGATTCAGAAATAATTAAAGACATTGGGGAAGGCAAAACACAATCAGTATTTAAAAATAAAGAAGGCGATAGTAAAAAATTAGTTGAATATATAACAAAAAATAAAAAATTACCACCGGGTAAAGATGTTTTATTTACAACATATTCGCAATTAAATGGCGGCACAGGATCTCCACCAAGACAATCAGCAATAGCATCTTTAGTTGCAAGCGGTGATGCTGTATTAATTATGGATGAAGCCCATAACGCTGCCGGATCACCAGCCGACAAAGAATCAACTGGTCAAAATGCTTTCTTTATGTCTTTGTTAACAGGTAAAGATTTGTTAGGTAAAGGCCAAGATGCTCCCGATGATTGGCAACCACCGCCAACGGTTTATTTGTCTGCTACATTTGCAAAACGTCCAGATAATATGCCGTTGTATATCCATACAAATTTACGTTATGCCGCCGACACTCCAGAAGATTTAACCGCTTTGTTTGGTAAAGGCGTAAGAACTGATGTGTTGCAACAGGTGTCTTCAGAAATGTTAGTAGAATCTGGTTCAATGATACGCCGAGAAAGATCGTATGAAGGCGTAACAATGGACTTTGTAATTGATGATAAAAATACTGCAAGAGATACAAGAGAAGTTGACAAAGTTACAGAAATATTAAGAGCTTTAGTTAACGCAGATCGAGCTTTAAAAGAATGGATGAAAACTCCTGCAGGCCAAGCTGAAATAGTTAAATTAGGCCCTCCGGGATCGTATATTGGCAAAGTTGGACCAACAGCATTTAATCAAGTAAAAGCTAATGCGTTTACATCTGTTGTTCATAACTATATTGGATCTTTATTACTATCAACTAAAACTCAAACTGCTGTGGACATGGTTGTTGAAAAACTAAACAACAATGAAAAAGTAGTTGTGGGATTACAAAATACCAATGGTAGCGCATTAGAAGATTTTGTTACACAGAATAATATTAAAAAAGGTGATGACATTCCTGATTTTGGATGGCAAACATTAATTAAACGTGCTGTAAATTCTACTAAAAAAGTAACTTTAAAATCTGCTACTGGCGATAAATCAATGGATAAAGTTGTATATATTCCTAATGATGTAATGCCGCCATCAATTAGAGCTGGATATAACAATGTTGAAAATGCTCTTATAAACTTTCAATCAGATTTGCCGGCTGCGCCAATTGATTACATACGCACAGAATTAGAACAAAAGTATGTGTGGACTATTGATGGCAAAGTACATGTTGGTGACACGCCACCTAAAGGGGTTAAAGCAAGACATTTGGTTGTAAAAGAAATTACAGGAAGAAAAAGTGGAATAGATTATTCTGGAGATATACCAAAATATATAACTTTAGATAATCCTGAACGCACAAGTATGATTTCGTCATTCCAAAATGGCGATGAATCTAAAACAGGACCAATTGATGTATTAATAATTAACTCAGCTGGCGCAACAGGTATATCGTTACATGCCTCAGTAGATGCATTTGATCAACGCCCACGGCACATGATTGTATTGCAACCACATGGGGACATTAGTGTTTTTATTCAATTATTAGGCAGAATACATAGAACAGGCCAAGTAGAATGGCCTTCATTTACTATGTTAGCAACTGGAATACCAGCTGAAAGACGAATTTTAGCCATGTTGCGTAAAAAATTGTCTAGTTTAAAATCAAATACGTCTGGCGGATCTAGTAGTACAAAAGTTGACGGCGTAGATTTTATTAATATGTACGGCGATGTATCAACAGCGGAATACTTAAATGAACATCCAGATATACAAGCATTTTTAAATGTAACCCAATACCCAGATCCAGCAGAAGCAGCTGGAACCGATTTGGCGCATACAGCATCAGGAACAGCAGGGTTATTATCATCAGTAGACCAAAAAGAATTTTTTGATTCTATTGAGGCCAGCTATATAGCAGAAATAGATTTAAGAAATGCTACAGGAACAAATGCTTTAGAACGTAGGGTGTTGCCGTTAGAAGCAGAAATAATTAAAGAAAATTTAATTGAAGAAGGTTTAGATAGCACAAACCCATTTTTAACCGATGTTGTAATGGCACAGTTTAACGTAGACATTATTGGTTCTATACCTACTGTACAAAATATAAAAGATGATATAGCTCTTGCATTAAACGGCAGAACAGCGCAAGACGTTGTTAATGAAATAGAAACAGATTTAAGTACGGTTTATATTGAAGTGCGTAATCAAATTGTTCTTAAACAACAAGCACTTGATGAGGCTATAAAAAATCCAGCAGCAACTGAAAAAGATATAGCAGAATTAAACAAACAAAAAACTGCATTAGATACACAATTTGCTACTTTAAATGACCGTAAAGAAAAAACTTTGTCGGCATTAAAAAACGTGTATGCCATAGGTAATGGATTTGAATCGTTTGAAGTTAACAATGTTCCAGCTGCTGCTGTAGTTATTGGATTGAAAGTAGATAAAGCACGAATAGGAAAATCAAAAACTGGAAATCCTTATTCACCATCAAACTTTCAAGTTATTATTAAACGGAATATTCCTGAAGGTAGAGTATCCCCAACTTTAGCAACATTAGAAGGCTCATCAATTCAACAAAGTGGCCCATGGAGAAATCCTCCTTTGGACGAATGGTTTGCATTAAAGTCCGTAACTGGTGGAAGAACAACAAGATATATAGCTTTAGGAAACATATTAAAAGCTGCCCAATTATTTGGCCCAAATGGCGGTGAAATTGCTAAATTTACATTAAACAATACTAAAGAAGCAATATCAGGCGTGGTTATGCCAGCTAAATATGTACCAGTTGCAATTAGCGAACAACCAATTCGATTAAGAAATCAAGAATCTGCCGCACAATATTTGTTAGCTGTTTGGGATGCAATATTACAAAAAAGATATGACACTTCTCAAGTTGAATTGTATAAAGACTTAAGTAATAGTTTGCAACCTTTAATGATTCCTAATTTACCAAGTTTTGCTGACAAAGCAGAAGCAAGGCCATCAAACGCTGTCATATTGCGCGGATCAGCACAAACATGGGAATTACGAATTGATCCGTATACACCGGACAATTTTAAAGTTACGATTGCAGGAGATGTGCCAAAGAAATTTGTAACAAATCCAATACTTAAAACTTTAATTCCGGGTCCTGATCTTTCTAAAAAAGGAAAAGGAAAATGGGAAATGGGTCCCGGTTATTCTTTAAAAGATCCAGAAAAATTAATAAAATTAATAAAGTTTTTACATAAAAATTTTCCAGCAACAGTAGAAGCAGATAATGCGCCGTTTGCTCGTGAAGTAATGAAAGTTGAATTTGATAACAGTGAGACTAAAAAAGGTTTAGCATCACGCACTGTTGCCGAAGGTGGACAAAGTGTTGAGGCAGTTCAGGCACAAGTTGTTCCTGTAAAAGGAATTACAGTTAATGTTTTACAGTCTGTAGATGAGTTGCCTGACAACACTGCTCCGTCTGATGTAGAGGGAATGTGGATATCAGGTAGAACTGTATATTTAATTGCAGATAATTTACCAAATGCAAAACGAGTACAACAAGTTTTAGCCCACGAAGCCATTGGTCATGCTCTCTTAGAAGAGATGTTGGGACCAGAACTAATGGCAGTGTTAATTAAAAATATACAAAATTTAGAAAAGACTTCTAGTCTTGTTAAAGGAATAGCTGCCAGAGTAGATCAAACACAGCCCGGATTATCACCGGAGCGTAGGGCAAAAGAAATTGTAGCCAACATGGCAGAGCGTGGCATGTACAAAACAGGGCTAATACAGCGTGTTATACAAGCCATACGCAATTGGTTAAGAAGCCAAGGGCTTACTATTAGTTTTTCTGATGGAGACATCGTTGAGCTGTTGAGCGCTGCCGAACAGTATGTTGGTCGTACAGAGCCAGTAAACTTCCCATCTTTGCAAACTGCTCAAGTAAAAACTCAAGCAGAAATTAACAGGGAGCGCCAAGAACAAAAACGGGCTGGCACTGCTGGTTACTTTAGTCGGGTTTCCGGAGATGAAAATTACAGAAGAAAACGTGCTAAACATAACAGAGTTAAAAATACTCCAACCAACCAATCGCCCACTGTTCAAGACATGCTTACTGGTGGTAAACAAGCGCTTGATGAATTAAGAAAAGATCCAATTGCGCCAATTAATAACATGACAAGTAACGCAGAACGTGCGTTAGTTAATTTCCGCAATAAAGCTACTTTCTTTGGTACCGGATTAAAACTGGCGGATATTAAAAAGTATGGGGGTCAGTTAGTCAACAGCATAGGTCAAGCCACTTCGTATGTTTCATTAATTAATGCTATTCATGCAGGCCATATAGCTACAGAAGTTATTGCCCGTGGGGCTTTAGAGTTTAATGAAGCCACACAAATGTTCCAAGCGGTAAGAAGAAATTTTGGAATGGCAAATGTAATGCGGGAAAAATCTAAATTAGTTAAAAAAATTGGATTGCAAGATGCTACCAATATGATTAATGATTACCTTGAGGCAGCCAGATCTCAAAGTATCTTAAATGAATATGAAACAGCAGAAAATCGTATACAAGAATTACAAGACGAACTACTAACGGTAGTAGATGAAAAATACTTAGAAACTTTAGCCAAATTAGAAACAGCAAAAGCTCATTTAGAAGATGTCTTCCGTGCAAGAGTAAAGGTACGATTTAGCCAAGAAGCAATAGACGATTTCTTAGAAATGGAAAATGATTATCCAGAATTAAGAGCTATTTTAGATAACTGGACAAAAGTAAACCAAAACATGTTAGATATGGCGGCCTTCTCTGGATATTTAGGTCAGGAAAGAGTTGATAGATTAAAAGAAATAAAAGATTATGTTCCTTGGCAACGAATTATGGAAGAGGATGATGATATACATTCTGTTTCCAGACAGCCAGCCACACAAACAGCTGTGCGTGGTTTAACAAATATAGCCAAGCTACAAGAGTTTAGAGAAGTTCCAAAAGTTAAAAGGGCTAAAGCTAAATTTGATGCCGGTGAAATAACGCAGGCAGAATTGGATCAAGTAATTGCAGATTATGTAGAAACATTGCCTGAAATTGATGACATTATAGATAATATGCTAAACAACATAGCTATGATGACACGCAATTCAATCAAAAATTACGCTGCAAATCGTATTACGGCTGAATACGCTGTTAGATCACCAAACGGTAAGATTGTTCGATATCAAAGTGAAAAACAAGATCGAACAGGTGTTAAATATAATGTACGAATTAATGGTAAAAAGAGCATTGTTAAAATTGAAGATCCATTAATAGCTGAATCTGTACTTGGATTAGAAAATATATTTATTCCAATGAATGACATTTTGGCAATTACGTCAAACATTTTACGAAGAAGTATTACATTTTCAGGATACTTTCAGTTAAAACAAGCATTTAAAGATGCGCCGGCTGCAGCATGGATTAGCGGAGTAAAAAATCCATTTGCGTTATGGGCAAAAGCTTACGCAGGATTTGTACAAGCATTGTTACCTAATGACCCAATTGTAGATATGTTAAAGTCATACGGCATTGGCGGTTATCAATCAGTGGCAAGATCTCCACAAAAAGAATTGCAAATTAAACTTGGTTTAATTGACGATAAAATTTGGGCAAAAACATTAAACCTTATTGATAAGGTTGGTGATGCATCTGATTATTCACAGCGTATTGGTGTTTACAAACAGGTTTTAAAAGAAACAAACAACCCAATGCAGGCGTTAATTCAATCTAATGATGTAATAGACTTCCTTAAAAAAGGTAGTTCAGCAAAAGCACAGTTTTTAGCTAGAAATGTTTCATTTATGAATGCATACGCTGTGTCTATTGATGTGTTAGCAGAGACATTGCGTGGCGGTGGAGTTAAAGGCAAAACACGAGAAGAGTTATTTAACCAAATGTTAAAAACTGGCGCACTGTTAGCCGGCACAACAATGATTTATTGTATGTTGGTGGGTGATGATGATGAATACAACAAGTTAGATGACCAAACTAAGCTACGCAACATATATATTCCCGGATTAAATATTAAAATTCCAATGAATACGTCTGCCAGCTTCTTCTTCAAATCTGTGCCAGAAATGCTATACAACTATGTTACTAAAGATGGCACCAAGAATGAAGTAGATAACAGGCGGTTGCGTACAGCACTAATGACAGCCGCCATGGATGCATTCCTTGGGCCAACACCCATACCGTCTGGCGCATTGCCGTTTGTTGAAATTGGTTTAGATTATAGTTTCTTTACAGGATCTACAGTAACGCCAAAAGGTTTAGAAGGTTTAATTCCAGCACAACAATACAATGAAAAAACTTCTGAATTAGGAAAAATAATAAGTGCTTTGACTAGCATTCCTTTGACTGATAATAGAATGCTCTCTCCAATACAAGCAGACCACATTGTGCGTGGACTATTTGGATCAGCCGGCGTTATAGCCATGTATGGCTCAAACATATTCAACGGAGATCGTGTAACGCCGCAGGACAAAGACAATCCATTGTATGGTGGGTTTGTTATGGCAGATGTAAAAAGAGGCAGGGAAGACTTGTTCTATGACCTTAAATCTAAAACTGATACTGCATATAAAACTTTCCAAAACTTACATGGGCCAACACGCCAAGAACACGAAAGAGCGGAGAAGTTCCTTAAAGAAAATCAAAAGTTAATTGAAATGCACGGTTACACTCAAGGGGTGGGTGCAAGTTTAGCAGAAATAAATCGCATTATTAGAATGTATGGCGAGTCTAAACAAACAGGTACGCCAGATGAACGTAGGCAAAAGATTTTAGAATTCCAGCAAACAAAAGAAAACATCCTTAAAGATGTTATAGAAAGAAGAAAACAGGCTGGGTTTTAAATTTCTAAGATGATAATTGTGCAAGATCCGTTAGGTCGAATGTCTTGACGGATAATGTGCAACTCATCTATTTGGGAGTCATTTACATAACAACCAGCATGTTCGCAAGCATCTAACAATGGTTTTAAAACATTGTCTAGATCTCGTTTCCTGCGATCAGGTGGAAACAACGACACATGCACAGAGAGTCTGCCAGTTAGTTCAGTGCCGCCAAAATCAACCATGGCATCTAAAACATCGGCTCTAAATATCTTCCCTTTTTTGCCAATAAATCTTTGTTTTCCAGACACTCCCCAGTAGTGGTTTACACTAGGTGGATAAGGCAAAATAAGTTGTATCATAAAACCCCCTTTGTAAGGCATTGATTAATATACATTTCTATATCTAACATATGTTAGAGATAGAAAAATAAAACACATGAAAAATACTTAAATAACCTATTGACATTTATTATATACTTGTTCATAATTAAATTTCCAACTGCTAGGAGAAATAATGAAGATTACCAATAAAAGAAACATTCCACAAACATTTGTTAATGTTTTAAAACGCCCAACGTATTCTAAAGGCAAAGCGCATCTGTCGGTAACGCAGTTACTTAACAGCCCACAGATTGTTAGCTTAATGAAAAAGTACGAAGATCATTTGGAGCAGGATGCGTCTGATATGGTGTGGTCTATTTTTGGTTCTGCGGTTCATAACATTTTGGAGCATGGCAAAGATGCTAATCATTTGATAGAGGAAAGACTGCACATTGAGCACGATGGGTGGAATATTTCAGGTGCTATTGATTTGCAAATAGTTAACCCTAATGGCATATCTATCAAAGATTACAAAACAACCAGTGTTTGGGCTGTAATGAATGAGAAGTATGAATGGGAAGTTCAGTTAAACATGTACGCATGGTTAGTTGAAATGGTAAAAAATGTTCGAGTAACCGATGTTGGGATTGTGGCAATCTTGCGAGATTGGAGCAGAAGAGAGTCAGAAACTCGTGAGTTTTACCCACAGTCACCAATTAAAGAAGTTCCAATTACTTTGTGGTCAATGGCGGATAGAGAGCAATATGTGTCTAGGCAAATAGCAATTCATAGTGCTAGTGATTTTGCATTAGAAACAGATGGTGATTTACCTAAATGTACGGCAGAGCAAATGTGGGAAAAGCCAACTACATATGCGGTTAAAAAAGTTGGCAACAAAAGAGCAACAAATGTATTTAATACCAAAGAAGAAGCAGATGTAAAGATGGAAGATTTAGGAAAAGGGTATGAAGTAGAAGTTCGTAAAGGCGAGCGCACTCGTTGTGAATCATATTGTCAAGTTAGCAATTGGTGTACTCAATATCAATCTTATTTAAAGGAGCAAGCATGAATAATTTAAAGGTTTTAAAAACTTTGTTTCCACCAAGTGAACTTATTGAATACAACGATGAACCACAGTTTTCAAAGTTAGAGTTACAGGCTGTGTTAAATGCAATTAATATGCTGAGTGCAAGAGGTTGTTTGTATACGGTAAATCTTCCCAATGGTAAAAAATATTCAAACATGCCAGAAGAAGAGGTAAAGAAAAAAATTATTCGAACACAGTCATTTAAAGAATATGTAAACCCTATTCTTGACAAATTAAATGTTAACGATTTTATTGCCGTGCCATTTGATAAATATGATGGCCCTAAATTGCAAGCAAATTTATGTGCAAGGGCAAACTCAAGATGGGGTTCAAAGTCTATTATGACTTCCATAAACAGAGAAAAAAAAGTTATTGAAATTATTCGTGAAAAATAAGGAAAAATTATGAAAACAAGGCAAGAAATGGTGTACGACTTTATGATTTCCATGTCCTCCAATGGTGAATTTTATAAAGAATGGACTGAAGATAAATCTTTAAGAGATATGGGTCCTTTTTGTTTTCATGTAAAAAAGGTCGCAGAATTATTGGCAGATGAATACTTAAGGAGTTTAGGATGAAAGTTTGTAAAAAATTAATAGTAGCTAGAAATATGCTTAGAAAGCTAGAGTTAAGGAAGTCAGGCCATAACAAGTTTGCGGGATATCAATACTTTGAACTGGGTGATTTTTTGCCACATGTTCAGGCTATTTTTGAGCATGTCGGGTTGTGTGATGTTATAACTTTTACAGAAACAATTGCAACAATGACTATCTATGACATAGAAGATGGCTCGTCTGTGGCGTTTACATCGCCAATGGGATCTGCTCAGTTAAAAGGATGCCATGAGGTGCAAAATATCGGGGCGGTTGAAACGTATCAGCGTAGGTATCTTTATGTGTCTGCACTAGCAATTGTTGAGCATGACGCATTGGATGCTGTTACTGGTAGCGATATTGCGCCAGTTAAACCAACAGTATTGCCTACGGCTAAAGTGGTAGAAAAGATTGTTGGAGATCGAGGATCGTGGCAAATTGTAGCACCGGCTGTACCTGAAGGCGATGTAGATGAATGGTTAAATGTAATCAAAAAAACAGCATATGTTTTACTGGATTTAACCAATTCAGAAGATGATGTAATGGCTATTTTCAAAAAGAATAAGATTTTATTTGATACCGTTAAAAGTACAGATTCCGTATTCTTTAAAGAAATGATGTTGAAGTTTACCGAAAAACGTAGTAATTTTAAAAAGGATTAAACCATGGCGTATGAACAGAAGCAGTATGACACAAAACCAAACACTGGTACGTTGTTCCCAACAAAGGAAAAGAAAAGCGAAAAGTCTCCTGATTTTTCAGGCATGTTGCATTTAGACAGAAGTTTACTAAAAGGCCTACTGGAAAAAACAGACGAAGATCTAATCAAGATTGCTATTTCAGGTTGGAAACAAGAGTCTAAAAATGGCCTAAAGTATTTAACATTTATGTTATCTGAACCAATGGCACAAACAACACAGACATCGAAAGACCCTTGGTAATGAAGACGTTACAGTTTGAAGCTGTAAAGGTTGCCTTGAAACAGGATAAAACAGGTTATGTATTAACTTTATCTATGCACCCTGACGATATCCCTGAAGACTTACTCAGGGATTTTGTTGGGGCAAGGTATCAGGTTGTTATGGTGAGGCTGGATAGTAATGATCAGCCAATGACTACAAACGAATATGCTGGCGATAAACTTGTGAGGGCGGCATGTATTCTGTGTCGCAATCCCAAATTTTGGACATACTTGTTTGAAGATGCGCAAATAATGGAAGAGAACGAACCTTCTGCCACTGATTGGTTGCGTACCTATTTAAACATAACAACTCGTGCTGAATTAAAAACAAATCAACATGCTAGAGATATGTTATCTAAATTATTTAAGGAATTTGACGCATGGTCCCAAAAAAATTAGTCCCATATTCGGTCTACATATCAGTAGAACAATACAAAAAATTAAAAGTAGCAGCTAAAAACCGGCAAGCATCATCACTCATTCGCAATGCAATTGATATGATTATTGATGGGAATGATGCGTTTACCAGTGGATACAATCAGGCGTGTAAAGATGCATCAAAGATTATCTACGATTGCGAAGAGGCACAAATGATAGCTGTTAAAGGCAAAGATTTAGGTGCGCTGTTGTCCGAAAAAATACAAACTCTAAGGAAATAACATGGAAGGAAACACATTAACAAGTTCGGAATTGGGGATTGCTTTAATGGAATTTATTGGAACACTAGAAGGAACGCCAACAGCAGGGATATTGGCTGCATTAAGTATAGTTACAGCAACCATAGCGTGTGAAGCTGGATACGAAGAAGAAAAAGCTGTGTATGCATTTAGAAAATCTTATGGCGAAGCCAAACGAAGAATTAAACGATTAAGAAAAGAGATGAATTAATGAACGAAAATGATCTAAGAGATTGCTTTGCTATGTTTGCCATGATGGGTGCAGTAATGATGAATAAAGAACCTTATGATGATATGGCTGTAGCAGAGTTATCTTATAAATTAGCGGATGCCATGTTAATAGCCCGTAGGCCACAAGCGGAGGCTGGCATAACTGCAATTAGAAAACGGAGGGTTAAGGAGTAATCATGGAAGAATATCGTGTCAAGGTATCAGTAAAAAACAATTTAATATTGAAGGCTATAGAAGATATGGGGTATACAAACCTACATAAATTTTCTAAAGATAACTATGTATCTTTGGCTGGACTATACGATTTAATTAATTTAAGAGAACCCCCGATTGGAACAGGGGGAGAATTTTCAAATGCCGCTAAAACATTAATGGAAGCGTTAGGTGCTAGTCCTAGTGATTTATGGACTGAAGAACAACTAACCTTGAAGTTAAGAACTAACCATATGACAAAGGAACTTAGAAAAGAATCAATAGATTTATACATTAGTAGCGGCAACTCTCGTTTAATATTAGATAACCCTGCAAATACGTTTGAAAAAGAAGACAACAGAAAAGTATTAGGCGATATGGTTGATTCTTTAACCCCACGAGAGGCTAAGGTTTTAAAGCTTAGGTTTGGTCTTAATGATACCGATGAACATACTTTAGAAGCAATTGCAAGTAAATTTGACATGACTCAGGAAAGAATTAGGCAAATAGAAGCAAAGGCACTACGGAAGATGCGACACCCATCACGCTCAGATGAATTAAAAGACATGCTATATAAAAACGAGGGGGAAGACGATGTACAAAATATATAACGAATATGAGGAGTTAATACGCATAGTCAAGCGTAAAGAAGAAGCCGACTACTTTGTCGATGCCTACGGCTGGACTAAGAAGTTTTTTAAAGAAGAAGTAAAACAACAAGTGGAGTTAGAAGATGCACCGTTTTAGTTGGGCTATATGCATGTGGATTGTGTTCTGTGGCCTGATTATTTACATGACTGAGGTAAGCCGCAGAGAAGAGGTCTACAAATTAAACTGCGAACTACTGCTCGGTGGGTGGCACCCCGATGCACCTAAAGATTACATTGCCTTATGTGAAGAGGCTAAACGAACAATGAGGAGTAACAGATGAAAGCATTTCCAAGTAGCGAAGCAATTTATGGTAACAACGTAGTAGGTGTTAAAGAGAATAGCGGTATGGATTTAAGGGATTACTTTGCGGCTCAAGCCATGAAGCATATGGGACTACCGTTAAAAGGCAGTAGAGGCGATAGTGCTTGGTATATTAACGAGATGGATGAGTTTCCGTATGATGGGTATGCGAATGTTGCGTATAAATTTGCAGATGCCATGATGAAGGCGAGGAACAAATGAAAAAGAGATACACATTTGGTTGGCATGACGCAAGAAGTTTGTATGGGGAAACTAAATCGGTTGAGGAAGATAAACCTAATAAACCTAATGTACCTTTATGGTTTAGGTTAGTCATTAAACTATTTTATTGGAGTAAGAAATGAAACCAAGTGCATACATATCTGATGGCGGTATATTGTTTAAAGAGTCACCACCTGATTCAATACTTAAATTAAGTCCGTTGTATACATCTGCTGAAATACAAGAGTTGCATAACTTAGTTAAAGAGCAACCAATGCGTGAATTAACAGATGAGGAAATAATAGAAGTTTGGGATAAATATTATGAGGACATAGACATCATAACTTTTGCAAGAGCATTATTACAGAAAGCGAGTGAGAAATGAATAAAGAAATTGTAATGAATCCTGACATCTTGCCTACACAAAAAGAGTGGAGATTAGTTTGCAAGATGGTTAAGCAACAACGTGAGTTAACCGATAAGGAAATAATAAAAATGGTTGGTGTTGGATTGGATGACTTTAGAAAATTACTAAAGAAGGCGAGCAAGAAATGATTATTACTCCACAACAAATGGTCAAAGATGTTTTGAAATGCCTTGAAGATTCTGTTGCCAACTTGCCCGAAAATAAACGAGAAGAGGTCAAGGCTGTTATTTTAAACAATTGGTCTACTCAAATGTTTTACGAAAAGAAATGACCCGCTACATTTGCGTACACTGTAAGTCAAAGATACTAACCATACTGGTCAAGTGTCCGTACTGCCGTAAATAAGGAGGAAGAATGAAACAAGATTTTGAAGAATGGGCACATGGCAAGATTTCACTAGCCCATCAAGGTAAGTCTTACGCCAACATAAACGCACAGATTGCTTGGTCAGCATGGCAACGGGCGTGGAATATAGCCATTAAAAAACAGCGACAAAAAGATCAAGAGGAGATTGAGCATTTAAATCTTGTTATTTCCGTAGCTACAAAAGCACTTAATTCAAAATAGAAAGGCATTACATGAGTGATTATTGTGATTCATATAACACCTACGCATTGGCTAACAAATGTTTTCCATTGTTTAGTCCAAAAAAAGTTGTAATGAAAAATTGGTTAAAAGGAAAAAAGATATATACAGGCGATACGCCGTTAGGACAAAGATACTTTACGCCATTAATATTGCAGACAGGATTTCGGTTTATGGATATTATTACAGGATCTATGTATTCACCAAATGGTTATTGCTTATCATCAAATTATCTAAAAGTCAATAACTTAAAAGTAGTTAGTACCGAAAAAGAAAAATTATTGAACGAAATATTAAAGAGCAAGCGAGGATTAGGGGGTTGATATTTATAGTGTTCGGCGATTAGTCTTGTAGATACAAAGCGCTATTAGCATGGTGGGTGATGGACCCCCGCAAAAGTACACCATCACTCAACCCTTTCAAAAACTTGAGGCCGGCAAGTAATCTACATATCCGGTCAACTTAACCAAGGAGAAATTATGCTTATTTTAGATGATGGGGTGTATATTGAAGACGGCGAGTGCATGACTGCCCATGATGATTATGTAAGTTTTTATGATGAACACGGCACTTCCATATTTATTAACGCCAGTTTGGTAATGAAACTGTATCAAACAGCTAAACGGATTGTTTATGAAGATGACGATGGCAGATGTTGAAAAAGAATACGCCAAGATGGGGTATGTTTTAACCGAAATAGACGGGGCTATATATGTACAGAAACAAGAAACTATTAGAGATAATCAGGGAATCCCCGTGCCAAAATTGCGGAATTCGGGATGGGACGGTGGTGGCTGCGCACAGTAATCAGTTGCGAGATGGCAAGGGGCGCGGTATCAAAGCCCACGATTACCGTATTTCAGCACTATGTTACGGTTGCCATATGGAATTAGACCAAGGCACACGAATGTCTAAACAGGAGCGTGTGGAAATGTGGGAGGAAGCACACAGAAAAACGATTGGTTGGTTGTTTGACAATGACTGTTTGACAAAAATCTAATATGTAGGGTATACTCTTTATGTCGAATGCTCCTTCACACGAAAATTCGATATGCCGTCTACACTAACCTAGCAGTTGTGCTTCGGCAAGCCCAAAAGGATCCACGATCCCCAAAACCCTCAGAGTAAAATCTGGGGGTTTTTCTTTTAAAACTATTGCATATTTTTTTTAGTTGGTGTAATCTGTCTGTCTGCTAGGTTTCAAATAACAGCGTACTCCGCACGATAGTAAGTACCTAAATGGGTAGCGTGGAAAAAAACATAGGCTGATCCTTCACCCGATTGCATGCCTCGTGGACTTAAATGGGTATCACACAAGTTATGGTGGACAGTGGTGAGACAACTACCATGACGATTGAACATTACCTTTGGGAGCATTAGTTCAGGATAGACTTCTTGAATGGATGTGGGCTTATCACCCTTGGGGGAACTATCGTTTTGAAAAACAGATGTGAAATTTTTGTTGCAATTGGCAAAATAGTTTTATACAATGGACATTCCACTGCTAGGAAAAAATACTTGAAACAACTTCCAAGAAACATTGGATCACATCCCTTTAGGAGAAACAAATGACTCATTTACAGATTGAAAAAATCCGCATTGACGGAGGCACACAGCCACGAGCAGAAATTAATGAAAATATGGTTGAAGAGTATGCAAGTTTACTCTCGGAAAAAGTTTTAATGCCTCCTGTTATTGTCTATTTTGACGGTAAAGAATATTGGTTGGCGGATGGATTTCATCGGTATTTTTCGCACAAGAGACTTGGTTTTACAGAGATTTCGGTTGATATTAGAAAGGGCACACTACGAGATGCCCAATTGTTTTCTAAAACGGCTAACAAAGGTCGAGGCATGAGCATGAGCGCCAAAGATAATCAATATATTGTTCTGTCGATGGTAAATGATAAAGAATGGGGACAATGGTCAAATAAGGCCATAGCTGACTGGGTTGGCGTAAGCGCAATGACTGTTGGCAGAATTAAAAAGAAGGCCAATGTGCAACAGCCGGCAAAGAAAAAAGCTATTCGCAAAGGCAAAGAATATGCGGTAGATACTACAAATCAAGGGACTGTTGCAAAGCCAAGTGAGGTTGAACAGCTACAGCAAAAGATTAAAGAATTGACCTCTACTGTTAACGAAGTTGTGGAAGAGAATACGCAGATAAAAGATCAAATTGCAATTGGCTCATGGGATGCATCAGATATTGAAAAAATTGATGTGGAAGAAACAATCAAAGACCTGAGAGAGCAGATCAGGCTTTTGGAGATTGATAACAAAGCTTTGCGAGAAAGCCGAGACATGTTTCAAAATCGTAATGCAGAACTAATGAAAACAATTAACAGAATGAAGAAGAGCAATGGAACTAAAACTTAGAGAGCATCAAGATACAGTTATTGATGCCCTACGACAGGGTTTCAAAAATGGCAACAGGGCACAGTTGTTATACGCACCAACAGGCTTTGGCAAGACGGAGGTTGCCATTGCCTTGATGCAAGCAACAGCAAGTAAAGAAAAAAGAGCTGCCATGGTAATGGATCGAATTGTGTTAGTAGATCAAACCAGTGACAGGTTGGACAAATACCAAATCCCTCACGGTGTTTTTCAATCAGGACACTGGCGGTATAACACTTTTGAAAAGCTACAAGTTTGTTCCGCACAGACACTTGAACAGCGCAGTAATTTTCCTACGATGGATTTATTAATCGTTGACGAATGCCATATCACTAGAAAGCAAACTGCAGATTTTATTAAGTCAAATCCCCAAGTAAAGGTAATCGGATTGACGGCAACACCATTTACCAAAGGATTGGGTAATTTGTATCAAGAGGTTGTATGTGGAGCTACCACAGAATACTTGGTCAACAACAAATGGTTAGCGCCACTGCGTGTCTATGTTGCAAAAGAAATAGACATGACAGGTGTTAAAAAGGTTGCAGGCGAGTGGGCGCAGGACGAAGTGACAAAAAGAGGCATGCAAATCACTGGCGATATTGTTGAGGAGTGGAGTAAGAAGACGCACGAAATATTCGGTAAGCCAAGGAAGACGATTGTGTTTTGTGCGGGTGTTGAGCATGGCGCAGACTTGGTTAAACAGTTTGCCAACAAAGGATATAACTTCATTTCTATTTCTTACAGAGACAATGAAGATTATAAAAAAGCGGCAATTGAAGACTTTGCCAAGCCAGATACGGAGATTAATGGGTTGATTGCCACTGACATATTAACTCGTGGGTTTGATGTGCCTGATGTAATGATTGGCGTATCGGCAAGACCATTTTCAAAAAGTTTATCCTCACACATTCAGCAAATGGGAAGGATCATGCGTAGTTACGAAGGTAAGGAATTTGGATTGTGGCTTGATCATTCAGGCAATTTCCTACGATTCAGGGATGATTGGGAGCAGATTTATACTTGTGGCGTAAGCCAGTTAGATAAAATTGTTGAGAAGACAAAGAAAGAACCGACAGAAAAGTTTAAAGAAGATTCAAAATGCCCGAATTGTGGGCTTTTGTGGGGAACAAACGCTCTCAGTTGTTCAGGTTGCGGTTATGTACGCCAACGCCGAAACGAAGTAATCAATGTTAGTGGTGAACTGGAAGAGTTGATTGCGGTTGGTAAAGCGGTTAAAGAAGACAAGCAACAGTTCTACTCAGAGTTACTTTATATTGCAAGAAAAGAGGACTACGATTTACATTGGGCAAGTTACAAATATCGGGAAAAATTTGGGGTTTGGCCTCGTGGACTGCATGACACTGGGCATGTGCCAAGCATACAAACAATGAAATGGGTAAGGGGTCAAAACATTAGATGGGCTAAGAGAAAGAGATGAATTTTGAAGATTTTGCCCAAAGCCATGGGCTAATTATTAAACACATAATTTATGATCGGTGGATTCCTACGCCAACAGTTGATCATCCCAAATCGAGTAATGGTCGATACAAATTTTTAGGCGATGTTGGGTGGGTGCAAAACTGGGCAACAATGGATAAGCCATCAATGTGGCGGACAGACAAGGTAATCTCACAGCCAAGACGGCAGATTCAAATTGCCAAAGATACTCGTGAACAAGATGCCCAAAAGGCAGTGGCTAAAGCCAAAGCCATCATGGCAGAGAGTGAATTAGAAACGCATCCATACTTGGCATCCAAGGGCTTCCCTGAAGAAAAGATGTTGGTCTGCATTGATAACTGGGAAAGCAAGTTAGTCATTCCGATGTATGGGAAAAATGGAATACAGGGAGTTCAGATGGTCGATGACAAGGGGGGAAAGAAGTTTCTCTACGGACAACGAACCAAAGGAGCATTTTTCTGCATGGATGCAAAAGGAGTCCCGATATTCTGTGAAGGATTTGCAACTGGTTTGTCCGTTCGCAGTGCCATGGAAGCCAACAAGTTCAGATACAGTATTTATGTGTGCTTTTCCGCAACTAACATGAAGGAAGTAGCGAGGACAGTCGGGAAGGGCATCGTCATCGCTGACAATGACCCCAACCAAACTGGCGAGTCTGTGGCTAAAGTAACAGGCTACCCTTATTGGATCTCCGATACAGTCGGGGAAGACTTCAACGATTATCATATAAGAGTAGGTCTATTTAAAGCTTCGCAGAGTTTAAAAAAGATCGTTGGTAGTCTAGCCTCATCCTACGGATAAACTTTGCCTCAATTTGCCGAATCCGTTCTCTTGAAAGAGAATAAGATTTTGCCAAAAAAGCCAATGCATGTCCGTTTGATCTACCTTGGATGATCTCCCAATACTTGTCTTTATGCTCTGCGCTACTGTTTTTAAAGATTAAATCAAATTTTTCTCGTGTGGGAAAGTCAATTAGCAAAAACGGGCGATCCACATCCCCCGTTAGGATTGGCACTCTGCCGTTACATTCTTTAAGATTCATCAGGATCTACCTCACTGCAATCAGTCTCGATTACTTCCTCGTTTGGCGCAAACTCCACCTCATCCCAAGCATATGTCATCGGATCTTCGCCATTCGGCACATCCACTGTGACATGTATTTCTCGTGTTGTATAAAATATTACCTCAAATCGTTTCATCTTTTAACTCCTTTGCGTGTTCTGACCAAATATCTCGATCCCAAATGCGTCCGTTCCAACTCATATAGCCAAACAACTTATTGTCCTTGTAGACTTTGCAAGTCCCCCAATTGCCACCGCCAATATTGGGGTTATCCATTCGCCACTTGTCAAAATCATCAAGCAGTTTAGACATCGTTTCACCTTGTAAAGCCCTAATCTCCACACCATACGGCCTTCGATTAGGATCTTGACCTCGATCAGGATTGCCAAAAAAAGTCGGTTTTGCTTTAAACATTACCATTCCTCCTTCACACCAACTACGCACAGAATTGCGCTTTTGCACTCAGGATCAATGCCAAATCCTAAACAAACATCTTCCCAATCGTGTGGCATAGTTTCAGGATCAATCCGAATCCATCCACCTTTGGGCAACACAGTGTAGCCAACTTTCTTTACTTGCTTTTCTGTAATCATGTTAATTTTCTTCCCTCAACTGTTTTATCTGTGTAGTATTCAATGTAATAACTAATTACCTCCCAGTTAATCCCTACAGTGGCATCAAAGTTATGCTCAATTTTTTTAAGCACTTCCCTACACTCATCATCAGTTAAATCTTGATTTAAACTTTGAACATCATCTATATGCCACCAATCACAAATCCAATCAGGATCAGTCAAACGCCTTATATCACTTTCCGTTGGTATTGCCTGACCATCAGGCAAATCTATTTCAATCATTACTTTCATACTATTTCCTTTTCAGTATTGTCTTCAAAGTTATATGGCTCATCACGCATTTCTGCGTCATGCTCTTCTCGCAAGTCTTCAAGTTCTTTGAAGTAAATGAGTAGTTCATCATAGATATGATCAGGCAAGCAACTAGCCAAGCCCTCAGTTTCACCATCAGACCAAGTAATACTAAAACGCCATGATGTTATGGTTTGTTTATCGGTCATATCGCCACCCATTATTAAACCCAAGGCAGTAAGCAGTTATGAATAACGCTCTGTCGTGGTCGCTGAATGGCGTGTCACCATTTGGATATGTTTTATCCTCGTAGTCATAAAACTCTTGGTTTGCCTCGTCTTCCAACTCATTAAACCCACCTAAATTTTCTGCGATCATTCTTCTTCCTCCTCTTCGCTTTCATCGTCTAAATAATCTTGCCGAGCTTCTTTAAAAAATGTAATAACCATGTTACCTTGAGCATCCCAAGCCATAGCCCAATCGGTATGCCCAAACTCTTCTTCGCAGTATTCGTCTAGTAGATCGCTATTAAATTCAGTCATTTGACACTCTCCTCATACTCGTTAATAGATTCCACTTCAATTTCATAAACTGAGAATTGATCAGCCTCGTCTAGTTCCATGGTGTTAGCCAAATTGACCGCCTCAAGTTCTGTTTCGGCATCAATGGTGTAGATAACTTCTATTGTTTTTTTAACAATGTATTCAGTCATTTCCTTCTCCCTGATAAACATTCCAGTCATCGCCTTCAGCCTTTTCCAGTGTTAAATTTACTCTTTCAACTGGTTTGGGTAGATCAATAACCATCGGGTAACTGCCCGAACATACAACTCGTTCAACCCTTAACAAGTAATACACATCGCCTTTATTTCTTTCCCAAATCTCATGCATATGTTTTTTGGCCTTGTCAGGACTGTTCCGCCAGTAACACAAAGCAGAAATTTGATCCCTTTTGCCGTTATTGTCTGAGCCACAGCCCATAAGAATATACTCGCCAACTTTTAAATCTCTTTGAAAATCCATAATATCTCCTAGCAGTTATGATCACCCCAATGGCAATCCCAATGCCCAACTGGGCATCAGGATTA